TTATAAGACGCTTTTCGTTTTGGGGGCTATCTGGGGGCTAAATCTTTCTTTTTCTCGCTTCCCTATCGTACTGTCTACCTTCTCAATTTCTGCTGTGTCCTGATCCGATTTCATCCATTTAGCATAGACCGTTGTGACCATGATCACTGAGTTGCCGAGCTGGTTTGCAATCCATGCCGGGGTGGCGCCTGCCATCAAGTACATGGTGGCGAACGTGTGCCGAGTGTTATACGCCTTGCGGTGACGAATGCCGACCTTACGCAGCGCCTTGCGCCATTTGCGACCCGGTGCCTGGTCAGAAACGATTGGCTCACCGGTCTGAGGCGCAATGAATACCCGTCCGGATGGATTCGCGAATGTCAGCGGCTTGAGCTCGCGGAGCGCGTGCAAGGCACGGTCGTTAAGTTTCACGTCACGCACCTTGGCAACCTTCGTGCGGTTGTTGAGTTGCCCCTTACTCTGCGCTTTTTCTACTCGAGCGTATCCGGAGCGCCAATCGATATCGCTCCAGTTGAGTGCGAGCATTTCAGATGGGCGCATGCCGGTCCAGAATGCGAGCTCGAAGTAACACGCGTAGATTCTGTCGAGCCCGGTGAAGTTGGACCACATCCAGCTTGTGATCTGTTCCAGCTCGTCACGCGAAAAAGGATCTGGCGGTTCTTTCTGATGCTTCAGATTCTGTAACCGGTCTGACGGATCGCTGTCGATCAGCTCATCGAGATACGCCAAAGCAAACACGCCTCGCAGTGGGATCAGGGCGTTGTTTCGCGTCTTCGGGGAAGTCCAGTCGATACCGTTGACCAAGCTGCGCAGTTCGCTGTAGCGAATGCTGGTGATATCTCGCCCGGCCAAGGGCGGCATCCAGTAGCGGTTGAGTACCTTCCGGTACTCGTTTTTTGTGTTCGTTGAGACTTCAAGATTGTCCATCCACTCTTGAGCCAGCTGACCGAACTGGATGCAGTTCAGGTCTTTGTCAAAGCGCGTACTGTCTGGGAAATACTGGTTGAAGTGGGTGGTCGTGAAGACTCCCAGATCCAGCAAGTGCTTTATTTCACCACGCAGACGACCGGCCCGCTGTATGTTTTTTGGCGTGGGCGGGAGCGGGAGCGATTCCCTGTATCTTTCTCCATTCCAGTAGAAGCAGACTCGTATTCTGTTTCTGTGGAGCTCGACGCCTGGCGGGAGGTCTGGTTGAAGTGGCTTCTTATCCATGCGTTGTACCCTGGTATATGGTAAATAATGCGGCCGTCGATCTTGGCCCAGACTTTTCCTTCCGGATAGACTTTTCGCTGGCGCTTCCTTTCAAGGGCTTTTGGTGTAGAGCCAATGAGCCGGGCCATTTCTTCCTCAGAAACACCTTCCACAAAGAGCGCTTGAGGCTCGACAGCATGCGGTTTGGTTGCTGATTGGGTCACTTCGTCACCTTTGCTCGATCTGCATTCTTCTGTGTGAGCGGTCGCCACTCGAAGTCACCTTCACGGATTGCCGCTTCTTGTTCCTTGCAATCGCATTCCATGCCGATCAGTTTTTCTGCCACTGGCATCCAGTAGTTGCGGACGACTGGGCTGTGGTTGTCTTCAAGTGCGCCTTCGGCATCAAACTGTTTGAGTACCAGCTTGCCCTCTTCAGCTGAACAGCGCTTTGGATGGCCAGTGCCGCGCCCTTTGCTGATGCTGATGTGGTATTCAGGGCCTATTGCTGTTTCAGGCACTTCTACTGCGCTGATTACAAGCAGCTTGAGAGCCGGGTGGTACCATGCGAATGCCGGATAGGCGGTATTCAGGTTTATGGTCCGTTTCTCCCATGCCGGGTTGATTGGTTGCTTGGGCTGGATGACTGAGAGAGTCATGACTACACCTTCTTTGCTCTGTGGTGCAGCTGGTCAGCTTGCTCTTTCAGCCACTGCTGGACTTCAGTGCCAGACCACATTTTGCGCAGCATGGTTGGAAACCGCAGGCCTTCAATCACCTCGGCATCGTGCTGGGCGATGTTTTGCACCGGGGAATTACTCAAAGCTCTGTTCAAGTCCTCAAGGGTCTGGGCTTCATTTGGGTATGTGAGAAACTTCCATGCCAGGGTATCTATTCGCTGAATGTGGACCGTCAACTGATCGCGCTCTTGCTTCAGTTCCCGGCTGCGCTTTTCAAGCTTCAACAGGTGACAGAATGTTTCGCTATCATGCCCACACCGGTGCGCGTGAACGGCCAGCATGTAGACCGGTATCCAGTTGTCGTTCTCAGTTGACGGGTAGAAGCTGCCAACGATCTGCTTTGCGCCTTCGATCTGCGTGTTGTTGGTGAATCCAACATGGATCAGCTTTTGGTGGTCGAGTTCGCGGCGCAGAGGCTCTACCAACGCCTGAGCGAACTCATACACATACGGGTTAAGGTCGTTGGTGCCGTCCGGCTGGGGTTTGAGGCTGAAGCCATTGGCAATGGCCAGCTCCTTGATCTGTTCTCGCTTCATGCCCAGTTTTCTCCATTGAGGTATTTATCAACAAGGCGGTCCAGCTCTGTCTGGTCTGCCACCACTTCGCCATCCACGTACTTGAAGGTGTCATCGAAATCGAACTCCATATGGAGCCAAATCTTTGGAATTGGCTTTCCGACTTCGAAAATGGGCTTACTCACTTCTCTGACTCCTATTAGTCAAACCGGCTGCCAATGTGCTTTTCGGCGGATGCTGCCAGCTGCTGTTCCAATTCTTTGATGCGCCGGCGCTGTGCTATACACATGCTGGAGAGCGCATCGGCCTTGTCGGCAAAGTAATCCTGCCGTAGCTCAATGACTCCCAGGCCGTGGCAGCGAGGGCAGCTGTATTCCGATACAAGGCCTTGTCTGGCGCCTGAACCTTTGCACTCGGGGCAGGTTTTGCCTGTCGGCATTTCAATGCGGAGCGCCCGGTTTCTCAGCTTTCGCTTATGCACAGCGGCTCCTTTTTTCCTGGTCTTCGAGGGGCACAGCAAATATCGCCACGGGGCCATCTTCTGCGTCGTGAATCGATAGCAGGAATGCGCCTGGCGCAGGATGCACGGGGTTCCAGTCAGTACAGCTGTTGCTGTCATTCTCGAAATAGTCCTGAGCCACCTCTTCAGGGGCGTCTGATTCCATGTCGAGCACGGCAATGCGAATGTTGTTTTCATTTTCCCAGGCTTCTACTTGCTCCATCGTTGTGCTTTCGTCCCATTCCGGGTACTGGCTGTGGAACCAAAAGCCATGTTCGTTGCGTTTTACTTCTTCTGGCTGGATCATGCCCGGTACCTCCGTTGTCCGCTCTTGAGCTGGCGCAGGGTGCGTGTGGCGCGCAGCCGGGTTGTGTCGTCCATGTTGCCGCTGTTCATATGGGCCAGTAGCAGATCGGTATCTGCAATCTGGGCGTCGACCTCTGTGTATGCGTCTGCCGTGCTGTTGATGCTGACGATGATTTCAACAGCTGTGGCCGCGAGGGTTCGGGTTGTTGGGGTGGTCATGCTTTTGCTCCCGTAATGAACTCGTACCAAATTCCTTTCTCTGGGCCGCAGTGGTGGCTATGGCTGAGCGCGTCTTCGAAGCTGTATATGCCAGCCTCTTCCTTGCGTCCGTACCCGGAAGCGTTTGCACGCCAGTAATAGCCCCACTGGGATGAGTAGATCCGGCAGCTCATGCCTTGGAAGTGGTGTTTTATTTCCGGACAGGCCTTTATCGCGTCTAACGACAGAAAGCCTTCTTGATTCACAAGCGGACTTACCCACGGTTCGAGGATGCTTTCGGCTCTGTCGCGTGGGATTTCCGCTTCAGACAAGGCGGCGAGTGCGCCGTCTTCAGTGAGCAGGTAATACCGGCTGGTTTTGCTGCTGACAACGAAGCTGCCGCGCTGCATAAGGCTCAGATCTACCAGTCGCTCACAATCGGCATCACCATCGCTGGTGCAGTAGTAGTCGCGGTAGCCAGGTTCGCGCCCGCTATTACCATTTGCGTGACCGATGATATGGCGCTGCTTGTCGGTCAGCTGATCAAGAACAGGGGCTGAAGGCAGGCGCACGAGATCCTTATCAGGGTATCGGCGAAAGCTGAACTCCCGGCATACTTCCATGAAGTCGATACCCCAGCCAAGGTCGATCAGATCCTGATAAAACGCATACTTCGCCTTACTCAGGGTCTCGCCGTGAGTGACGCATTCAGCCGGGTTGCATGGCACGCCGTCAAAATGCCCATCGGACCAGTATGACCATGCCTTTTTGGCGATAGTGATAGGGGAGGGTGTGGTCATACCTGGCTACCTTCTGCCGTGAGCAGATCTGGGCCTGAGTCTTGGCTCATACCGGCATGGATCTGGGCTTTCATTCCTGACTGGTAGCCGTAGGCTGCTGCTTGCCGGCCAATGCCGCTTTCGCTGGCGCGTTTGCCCGGCGCGGCCTTGTTGATTTTGCCGTTGTGCTGCTGCTCCATTTTTCGCTTGTGCTCGGCGTGCTTGTCGTCTGACAGGCTGGCGCTGAACTTCTCCACCGTTTGGTAGCAACCTTGTACCCAGCCTTCAGCAAAGCCTCTGCCGAGCTTGGTTTTCTCGCCGCGGTCCAGAATGTCAACGAAGTGCGCTTTGCTGTGTAGAAACTCCTTCTTGTTCAATTCCAGCTGGCGCAGCAGTACGTCCAGGGCATACTTGGCCACTTCAGGATTGGGGGCTGTGCCGACAAATACCGGGTGGCCACCACGCGTGAAGGAGGAGCAACCAAAGGCGCGTGCTACCGTCAGGTAGAGCATGATCTTCCAACGAGGCGGGCGGGCAAGGCCTTTGCCTTCCACTTCCACAACATCCAGCTGGTTCAGTTCAACATCGCTCATGGTCAGCTGGTGTTTATCCATCAGTACCTTTGCCTGGCGAAGTGCAGCGGCCGCTTCGTGCTCGTTGCTGGACTTGCTGAGTGCCAGGCACTTCTGGATCTTTTTCATGATCCTGTCTTTGCTCATTTTGATTCTTCCTTCACAACGGTTGCGCGAGCGAACCAAGGACCGGTGTAGCTGGCCACTGCTTTTCGGCATGCACTGCTGGCGCAGGGGGCCATGACGTTAACCCGTCGCGCCCCTGTGGCCGGGCTTGTTGGGCTTGGGTCTGCACGGAAGCGCAGGAGGATTGAGTGGTGTTTCACGGCCTTTCCTCCTGAGGTTTGAAGCTGCTGGCCAGGTACAGATCGCCTTTGACGCTGGCGATCCCGTAGGCAACTCGAACGCCCCACGTGCCAACACGCCTGGCTCCGCGTTTCAGGACAAGGCCTTGCTTTTTTGCGGCGGTCTGCGTCATCACCGGTACAGGAACACAGTCGATCTCTGAGTTGCTGACATGGAACGCTTTGCCGTCGAGCATGGCTTGTGCAATCTGGATGGTTTTTTCCAGTTGCTGGCGCAGTGATTTGTTCATGCCTCGGCCTCGTCAACCGGCTGGACGTGCTCAAATCGAACAAGCCAGCGAGTGCTATGGCTCCGCTCGAATTCGCTCGGGTTTGCGGGTGCAATCAGAAAGCAACCGGGTGAGTGATCGCAGACCTTATCGATCGTACCGATGCCTCTGGGACCGGACGTTACTTTCACACGGGTGCCGTTAGCGTAGGGCGGCTGGATATTGTTTTGTCTGATCCATTTTTGCTCTGCTTCTTTGAGCATCTGACGTGCGTAACAATCCAGCTCATCAAACACTTCCATATCTTCACGATCAGTGTCCCAGCTGCAGTATTTTTCAAGTCGTTTGCACAGCTCGAAGCCATCAGTACCAAGGCTATACTCGCTGACAATATCGTCTGCGCTCTCGCTGACAATATCGTCTGCGCCGTCACTGCCCAGCTTTGCTGTGAAATCTGGGTGTTCAAACAGGAATTCGTTCACCACCGATTTGAGCAGATCATCTGTGAGTGTTGGGCGGGGTGGGTATTGAGTCATAGGGTTCATGCTGCCACCCCGTCTTGTTCCTGCTGCAGCTTGAAAGGCTCTTCGTCAGGGTGGCCGCCCAGCGTTTCGATCAGCTCTTGGGTCAGGCGAGCCATTTCGAGACCCCAGCGCACGACGCTGGTTTCCAGTGCGGCCTGCGCGTCTTCAGGCGCTTCGGCATTCAGTCGTTCCCGGTACTCGTCGCTCAGGCGTAACCTGTGCAGGCTCAGGTCAGCATGTAATACAAAACGGACCTGCTGCTGCCACTCCAACGCCAGCCGTTTAACAACGTACCCACCGGCGAGGTGAGCTGTTATCTCTTCGCTCAGAAGGTCCTGGCCTTCGACGCTGATCTTGCCGCCTTCGGTCATGGGGTCGCGGAGCTCGCACTCATCCTCTAATGCCCAGCCATTGGGCATGCTTTCGCTGTGGAGCCAGCCCGTCATTACCTTGTCGGCGGACAGTTTTGTCTGAGGCAGCTTCACGTTCAGCGATCCCAGGGCAGCTCGAAGGTTGTTGAGGAGGTCTTCTGCCCGTTTGTGGCTGGGCGTATCAACATGAATCAGCCCTTGCTTGGGGCAGATCAGTGCGTATGTGATGCGGCTGCGTGTGAATGAGCGCGGCAGCATATCCATAATGACTTCATCTTTGAGCTGCAGTTTTTCCTTGCGGTACACCTTGCGGCCTTGCTCGGCTTCAATCAGTGCGACCTTTTCATTCAGCTGTTCACGCACTGACTGTGGCGGCAAAACGCGCTCTTCATGCTTCAGGGCGATCAACAGGAAGCCGTGACTGTCGAGGACCATGCCTTCAATACAGTCTGCTGGCGCCGCCCAGCCGCTGCGACTGAGTTCCTGGCTGCCGCACGGAGTGAATGGGTGTTCTTGCAGTGCCTGCTCCAGAGTGTCTACTGTGGGCAGGTTGGCTGCTTGGTATGTCACGATGTTTTTGGGTGCGAACATGGTTATACCCTCTCCGTTGCAAGCGCTTTCTCTACTTCCTTAATTTTGTCTTCGCTGGCGCCTTGTTCACGCAGCAGCTGCCAGTAATCGGACAGCAAGCGTTTTTCGTCGGTAGCCATGGCGCGCAGGCGACTGGTGTGCCAGTCAGCGATGATGCTTTTCTCGTCCGGTATGGGGCAGGTACCGCCCAGCTCCCAAGAGAAGGTGGCGGGGGCGTTTCGCTGGGATTCGAGTGTTTCACCAGCGTTCGTTGATGCCCAATAGGACAGTGCCGCCCGGCCCAATTCGACTTTTAGCCGGAACGCTGGGGACTGGTCCTGTCGGGTAAGCGATACGACCGCGACGGCGCGGGCAAGATTTGCAGCCCGTTCTGTTTGTGTGTTTATAACTCCATGGCGAGGGGTTTTCTGCTGTAGAGCGACCCTCATAACAGCCCCTTTTGCAGCTTGCGCGACATCCGGGTCCGATAAGCTCAGGGTCATTCCTGTTCCTTGCTGATCCAGGTAAAGCCGACGCCCAGCGATTAATAGTTCAGTCTCGGTGGGTGAATCCCACAACAGCTCAAAGACGCTCGACCAGATTGCATCTGCCAGCGGGTTTAGGTGGCGGATATTGATCATTACTGATCCTCCCCGGTGGCGCGTGCCACCATGTCAGTGAGCTCCGCCATGCCGGCTAGTGCTTTTTCGGCCAGGGCGGTGACTTTGGGCGGTACCGGACGAATCTTGGTCAGCCCGTTTACACGGTGGTAGGGGCGACAGGTGTCTGATTTGCTATCGATGATGTACACCTGTTCGATGCTTCCCTTGTCGCTGGCGATCTGCCAGCCACCTTGCTTGTCCTCTTCCAGCACGTCGGTCAGCTTGCCGGCTTCGGCATCCTGTGCGGTGAGCATGATGGCGTCGTTCAGTTTGCGATTGACTGTACGCAGATCCTTATTTTCTTTCTCAAAGGCGTCGGCCTGCTTGGCCTTGCGGGTGGCCTCGGCCAGGCGTTTGTTCTGGGTGTCTATTGTGGTTTGCTTGCTGCGGTTTTCCTCCTGCAGCCGCTTGACCTGTTTGGCGAGCTTTTTAGGGTTGAGCTCACGTAGTTCCTTGAGCTCTGCTGTGGCAAGCGTCAGCTGTGCCGCTTGCCGAGTGATTTCGGCTTGGGCTTTCCGAGTCTCTTTGCTGTGCTGTGCCTGTAGCTGCTCGCATTGCTGTTGGTAGTGGTTGCGCTGGTTGCGAGCCTCTTCGACCAGATCAAGAGTGTCGCTGGCGGCCTTGTTGGCAACCTGTAGCTCGTCGTTGAGCTGTTCTACCTGCTGGCGTGCCTCGATCAGTGCCTGCTGGTGCTGCTGATGCTCCTGCAGGATGCCGATGGCGTGCTGAATCGGATCTTGTCGCTGATGATGCAGCATTGACAGTTCATCGACGTGGGCGCGTTTTTGTTCCACCAGCTGTTGCTGTAGGGCTTCTACCTGCTCCTGCAGCTTCATGTTCTTACCCACCAGCTCTAAGTTGGCAGCAACGGGGCGTGCGAGTAGGTCGGTCATGCGTGTGTTACTCCTTCGTTTGCGCTGCCCATCGATTCGAGCCTGTCGGCCAGTTCTGCATCACTTACCTGGCTCTTTTCCAGCTGGACGCGCTGATAGATTTCTTCGCGGTGAACGGCTACATCCTTGGGCGCGTTGACGCCGATGCGGACTTGGTTGCCTTTTACACCGAGTACGGTCACGGTCACAGTCACGTCGTCGCCAATCATGAGGGTTTCGCCAACGCGGCGGGTAAGAATCAACATAGGGTTTGCCTCCTTGCGGTGAATTACTGGGCCTGCAGGCCGTTCGGGTTGCTGAGGTGGTGCAGGTCTTCGTTACTGATAACAAAGCCTGCAGCGTGTTTGTGGCCACCTCCGCCGAAACGCTGGGCAATATCGGCGACATTGAGGCCAGTACCGTTGGCTGAGCGGGCTGAGCGCAGGCTGTACTTGCGCTTGCCTTCGCTGTCGCTGTAGGTGGCAGAGAAGGGCTCGTCTATTGCCAGTACGTGACCAAGGTTTGAGGCGTAGAAATAGGGTGCATTGGCAACGGGTACGTCATACCCGGCGATATTTGTCCGGAAGGCTTGGCTCTGGAGTTGATATACATGCTGTGCCTGAATGCGCAGAATGGCGTTGCCTTCATCGATCATGGCCTTGGCGGGGCGCCGTGCCAGCTCGTCCCATACGTCGAACTGCTGCGGGTAGCTGAATACAGCCGCCATGTATGCCCCTGTGTCATTGAAATCGAATTTCCACAGGTCGCGGTCTTCAATGAAGAAGATCAGGTTGGGTGGCGTGACGTCGAAGTAGTGAAACCACGTCAGCATGGCGCCGGAATGGTTCATATCGAATTTGCCTTGAATGACGCCGGATGCCAGCAGCGGGGCCAGCTCGGCCTCTGCGCTTTCATGGTGATCCAGTACCAGCACGCTGCTGGCGGACTGGGCAATCTGTTCCATTACTGAGCGCTTGTAGGAGAAGTCCACGATTACCACGTCGCGACCTTCAACAGCTGGCGGTTCTTCTTGGTAGCTGGCCGCGTAGAATTCAACGGCGTTTTCGCCCAGCGCTTTGCGTACTACCCACGCGGCCCCAAAGCCGTCAGCGCAGTTTTTGTGGTAGATGCAGAGTGTTTTCTGATTGTTCATGCTGTTTTCCCTATCTCTAATGATTCCTCGGCTGGTGCCGGCTGGCGCGTCACACCGGCGGTATGACTGAACACCAGCGAAACCCTGTTACAGGTGAGCTCTATGTGTGTTCGGCCACCCGCCTGATCGATACTTAAAACCCCCGGAGCGCATTCACCGTGATTGAGTCGACATATGAGCCGGATGGTTACCTGGCCCCATTGGCCGATGTAGGTGGCCACTTTCATGTTGTGCCAGTCGATCACGCTGTTCAGCGAGCAACGCACCGCTCCGAAGCTGTCCAGCAGAGCGCTGTAGTTATCAATGCGCCACAGCGGGTTATGAATGCGCATGGCGCGATCAATACGGCACTCCAGCTGGAGTGCTTGCTGGCGCTGATTGAGATCCGCACCGATACGGACAGCCCGTTCGCGCAGGAAGCGGCATTGCTGCGCTTCCTGGCGGCTGACGCCTTGGCTTTTCCAGGCGCTGCCGGGGCGGCTCTCTCTGAAGCGTTCGTTGCGGCGATTTGTCGCTATGTTGGCCACGGTTGTCTCCTTCCCTGGCGGGCTGATCAGTGACGGCGGATGACGGGTGCTTTGTCGCGCACGATGAGCCGGGTCATGGCCCCGCGCTTCCGGATGGCGGTGATTGAGCGGTTTTCGCCCAGTAGCTGCTTGAGTTCGCCAACGGTGGTGCGGTGGCTGACAGGAATGGTGTTTGACTGTGACATAGTGGTTACCTCGTAAAATTAAGTATCTTCATGCTGTGATTTGGATACTAGAATTTACATAGTGCGTGTGTCAAACAAAATTTACAACGGGTGTAAAAAATAATGGCGTCATGGCCTGTGTCACGGTGACTTCGGCTGTAATGCTTTTTTGAGGAGTGGGTACAGAGGGGTATTAGGGTACGAGGTTGGCAGGGGTGGTACGCGTGCTTATGGGTACCACTTGCCGTTGATTACTGCGATGAAGTTGTCAGGGTTGTATTGCTCGGGTGTGGCATTCTTATCCAGAGGGCTGATGTGCTTGCGGCTGCCGGTCAGCTCGATGTAGCTGACGACTGTGATTCCTTCGCTGGTTTTGTACAGGAGGTATTGCCCATTGCTCGGCGCTGCATCGGGATCACAGATAATGGTGTCGTCTTTTGCAAATTCGATCAGGTTGTCTGTCGGGATGCGTACCGCATAGCTGCGGGGGCCACGGGGCATGTACGGGCTGGCGCTGACTTCTGCATAGCTGCTGGGGGTGATGCCATGGATGTACAGCTCGGTATCATCCCAGTTGATCACGGGTAACGATTTGCTGTTGCTGGCGCTGTCGGGGCGAATAGGCCCCGTGCCGGTGATCAGCCAAGAGAGGCTTATTTTAAGGAAGTCGCAGGCCTTGTTGAGTGATAGAGCATCGACATTTGCCTGTTCTTTTTTTGCCCATTGACCGATGGTTGCCCGAGTGACGTCGATAGCGCGGGCAACATCTGCGTGAGTGTAGTCGTTGAGCACTGAGCGAGCGTATTCAAAGCGCTCGCCAAATGTGGTCAGTTTCATGCTGGTCATTTTTATCTGGCCCTGGTTGATGAAATTATACCGCCTGCCTGTTTTTCTGTATCGGTAACCCGGTGCTTCTTTTTCTTGTTGCGTGCTTACCCTGGTTGTCACAGGGTGTCGTTTATGCTTATTATGTAAAGTGTAATTTACGAAACTGCGCTAAATGGTTAATTTGGATTTCCTATGAGCGACAATGATGACGCCCAGGTTCAGCAAAATAGAGAGCTGCTGACCGAGATTGCAGATTTCTTTCATGGCCGTGAGCCCTTGATGGACCTGCTGTGTCTGAAACGCCAAAACGCCCGGCAGCATTTTTATCAGTGGTCGCGCAACGGCATTCCGGCCACGCATGCATGGACGATTCAAGGCCTGTCTGAGGGACGCTTCCTTGCACCGAGTATCAGTGCCGAGGCCGCTCGTCAGCTATCGATCCGTGATGCCTACCAGCAGATTGGTCAGCTGACCAGTTCACGTAAATCAGCATAGGCAGGGCGCTTTTACACAGCAATTCTCAATTTTTGGGCATGTGGATATTCGGGTTTCGCAGCAGGGGGCGAAGCGTATGCAAATTGACGATAGAGATGCGCGGCAATGGTATAGCGCGCTCAACGACCTGACCGCTGGGTATACCAGTGATCAGATTGCTGAGATTTTACAGCAGGGCGGCTTTCACTCGGATAAGCCACTGACCACTGTGGCGTCGCATGTGCGAGGTGCGCTGAATATCAACCGCCCGGATTTTTTCAAGGTGGCTGAGCTGGCGCATCTGATGCGAGCCCTTGACCGGCTGCAACCGCTGGAGTGGATTTCGGCTCAGGTTGGGTGCAAACCCCCTGAGAGGATTCAGCGCTCGCAGGAGTCGCCGGAGGTTCTGGAGCGGAAACGGCAGCAGCTTGTTGATGAGCTGGGGCTGGTTGAAACCCGACTGTCTGAGTTGGCCGGCAACGCGCTTGCAGGCCGGCGTCGCTATGTTCTGTTTTCTCAAGGCAAGTAGTCGATGGCTGGGTATTTCCTCAGTGAGGCTGAGCAGGACGCCCTGTACGGGCTGCCGCCGCTGGCGCAGTTGCTGTACGTGTTGGCGATTCGGCCTCGGATGGACAAGGTAACCATGACAGTCGGTGTACGCCCGAAGGTGAGCTGGAAGGCATTCTCTGAGTGGCTGGAGACGCATGGGGTGCCTGGCATCAAAGCAGAGGCGCCCAGTGAGCAGCAGTGTCGCCGCGCCAGTAAGCAGCTGGAGAAGCACGGGTTGTTGTTATCGCGCAGCCAGGGGCGTCAGCTTATTTTTGAACTGCCTTTGGCGGTGGTGGATTTTTCCGTCTCAAATAAAGCCGACAGGTTAGCCGACAGCAAAAACGCCATTTCTGCAATTGATCCCGACAGCTATAACCTTTTGCAACCATCTGAAATAAAACGTCTTTATTCGGATTTGGGGCGAATACTCGACAGCCAAGCCGACAGCAATCCCGACAAAGAAGCCGACACACACCATTACTGTACTGTACTGGACTGTACTGTACCTATTACGCGCGTGCGCGATGATGAAGTGCCTTCGGCTGATGGCTGGATTCAGTTTTTCATGGCGGAGCTGGGGTACACCTCTGCTGATCTGCACAAGCCTGCATGCCTGGCCATGTTCGAGAACTGGCATACACGGGGCCTGTCTGCAGGGCTTATTCGCCGCTGTATCCCAATGGGGCAAGCCAAGCTGGCCAATGGGCGCCGTCCGGATAATCCCACTTACTTCCGATCTTTCGTGGATGAGTATGTCCGCGAGTCGAATGCCAATTACCAGCGCTACCAGAAACCCGGCGAGCTACGCCCATTGAGCAGTCTGCGCCTGTGGCGCCTGCCCGGTGAGGCGCTGGTGGTCGCTTATGACGCCGATCAGGCGATCAATACGCTGCTGACCCAGATGGGCCTTGATGATTTACCACCTGGTGAGCCGCCGCTGGCGCTGCCGGATTCAGACTCGGTGACGCTGCGTTTCGATCAGGGGCGCAAGCAAGAAACGACTGCTGGCGAACTGGTCAGGCTGGTGGCCGAGAAAGCCCCGTTCTTAGCACAGGAGCCCGCGTTGTGGTGAATGCAACTCAGAAACCGGTGAAGGGCGGTCAGCTGGCGAGACTGGCAGCCATGTTGGGTGAGAACCCGCTGTTCAGGGCATGGATTGATATGCGTCGCCGTTACCCGGTGGGTACGACTACGCCGGATGCGGCGCGGGTGTTCTTCCTTGAGGCCTGCCAGGTGTCGAGTCGTGCGCAGATTGATCACCAGCCAGAGGCCGTCGAGATGATGAATAAGATTCGGCGCGGCTACCTGAAGCAGCAAGGCGCTGCGTTGGCGTGGGCTGAGTCCTGTGGTGTGGATTTGAAGGAGTGGGTGGGGGAGTGAACTGGGAACGGAAGACCGTTGACCGGATTGAATCAGACGCCGGGTATTTCGTGACCCGGTATACCTGGCGCGAGCCGGGTAAGCGTCGCCACTTTGAGGCTTGGCCCCCAAAGCGCCGGCGCATGGATTGGCCTGACTGTTACCGGATGCTGGGGATTCGGAGTACGGCCAAGGGAGCAATGGCGCTTTGTGAAGCGCACTTTGAGCAACAACAGAGCGAGGTGAAGTGATGGAACAGACAGCAGCTAAGCGTGAAGGCGATACGAACAACCGCCCGGAAACTATATACCTGATAACCGTCGAGTGCGACGGGGCGGTTTGTGATGTGTGGTGTGAAGATCCGGCACCCGGTACCGATATGGACCCGGCTGAAGCTACTCGGTATGTGAGAGCAGATTTACTTGAGCAAGAAGTGCGTTTCCATCGCGGCGCGGTAGAGGGCTGGGCGGATGAGGCTACAGCGCTGGTCGACAGCAGGGAGGAATGCAAGCGGCTGGTGGAGAAGAATCAAGCGCTTGAGCAGTGCCTTGAAGATGTGAAGCGGCTCACCCGTGAGCTGGATATTGCACTGAACGCTGCTGGCGCTGCAGAACAGGCCAGTCTTTGCGACTTGATGGCGCAGATTCGGAAGGAGGGGCCGGGGCCGATCTTTGTGAAGAAGCCGGTAATCCCCAGGTTTATTCGCGATATGGCAACACTGATCACCACTCAGGACAATCGAATCACCGCCGACCCGTTGTTCTGCGTGTTCCAAAAGCGCGAGATCGTCACAGATGCGGACTACGGCTATGACCGCATTGTGTGGTGTTCTGATGAAGGCGAAGCGGATGATGAGACAGCGCAACACCTCGACGAGCTGCGAGAGGACGTGGACAGCGACCACTGGCACGAAAGCGAGATCAAGCTGGATGGCGTTGAATGGCGCCGGCTCGCAGTCAAGAAAATCGACGAATTTGTCACCGCCTGCTTTACCGAGCAGGGCTGCAAAGACTTCCTGGCCATCAATGGCCACAACCTCCGAAAGCCTTTCATTTACGTCACCTCGCTGTTCCGAAACGAGGAAATGAAGGCCTTGCGCAACTGGATCATGAGTCAAGACACCGGTAACCGCCGTCAGGTGGGCGAGGAGGTGTCAGCATGAGTCTCATACCAACACCCGAAATGGTGAAACCGAAAGTACGAGGGCAGTCAGACTTTTTCAGTTGGCAGCTTTATCGCTACCTCAGAAAGTACCCGTATGCGTCACAGCAGCGCATTTGGGCAGGGACTTGGAACAGCGCAACAGGCATCGATCCTGAAAGCCCGCAGCTCTATATCGGCTCTGAGCGTGATGGATTCTGGATACATGCACGCCAACTGAGAAACCTGTGCTGCCATAATTCGGGGCTGGAGCGTTGGGCCTATGGACCCGGTCACGATACCCGAAACTGGACAGATGTTACTGAGGCGTTCTGGGCTGATTACCTGAAGAAGGGCGTGTGTGCCATCCATGGGGATTTTGCTCATGAATGGGATGAAGAGGGCGACCGTCGTACCTGCCTTTACTGTGGACAGGTTGAAGTTAAAACCATCGTCATGAAGCCACACACTGTCTGGCAGCTGGCGCCGGTTAATACTCGGGTTGAGGGGCTGACGGGAGATATTGATGATAAGCGGCAAAGAAATAGCATTATCTGCAATGAAGAAAGAGCATAAGCGGCTTTCTCGACTTGCGGATAAAGCAAAGGCTGATGTTGACGAGAATATGAATGTTGGTTCAGAGCTGCTTGCGATTCATAAAGAGTTCTCGGAAATATTGAATTCAAAAGAGTATGGCGAGCACATAGTTAAAAAGCTGGAATCCCTGCGAGTTCGCAGAGATAAAGCGCAGAAGATATTGAATAAAGATCTGTCGAAGCTGTTGGATAAGCAGTATGAGGCTGAAACCAAGAGAGACAGCTTGGGAAGCGAAATTCAGATGATGGAATTCCGCCACTCGCTACGACAGTAGGTTTGGCGCTCCCAGTTTAAATGATTGTTATTCGTCGGAGGCGATACACCATGAAAGGCCAGCAACTGAAAGTAGCGGTAGAAAATGAGGTTTTATCAATCTCAATTGGCGTAGATATTCTGTGCCATGCCTGCGAGACAGGTCGCATGTACGGACTGGACGGAATAAAAATTACGGATAAAGAGCTCTTCTTGAAAGGTATGGTTTTGCAATTGTGCCGAGAGGAAGAGGACGGCACTACTCCGGTACATGAAATGTTCGATAACGCTGTTTCCCAGATGCTTGAAGACGGCGAGGAAGGCGTGGACCTGAAAGACGAGTAACGCCGCGCTAATTTGAGAGCCGTTGTTATGAAGAGCGTTAACCACGAGGACACGAAGATGGATATTAATTCAGGATTAGCATGGCTTGGATTCTGGATATTTATGGCGGTATTCATTACCTGTGATCATTGGATATTTCAACAGGGCTACGATTCGTTTTTCCAGAAACATAAAACAGCTGAGGAAAAGCAGATTCAGCAGCTGAAGATCGAGAAGCTGCGCAGGGCGCTGGAGCGCGCTTCATAACCCCGAAGCACACCGGCCCTGTTACAGGGTCCGCGTGGTGCGAGTTGTTATAAATCGATACTGGAGATTTCAATGAGTAGAACACTTGATGAAGCATGGATTGATTTGCGAATAAAGATGCGCGAGTTCGATCAGCTTTTAGGGCAGAAGGAATTGCCTGAAGGCGTCTATATGCACAACACAACGATGCGGGTTGAACAGAGATTCACCGATTTATTGCGTCAGGCCACGCTGGAAATTATGGAAGCAGCCAGCGTTGTTAAGGCGATCGGGACGGACAAGACAGATTTATAACACCACAGTTCAGAGGCAGGCAGTTTTATGGCGATTGATCCCAAACATCTGCCGGCGCATATCCGCAGGCAGGTGGAGAAACAGCTGGCGCCGGCAACCAAGAGCCGTAACAAGTATGGCGCTGAGAAGGTGGTGATTGATCAAATCACGTTCGATAGCAAGGCCGAGAGCATTCGGTACCAGCTGAATAAGCTGCGCATCGAGCAGGGCCAACTGGCGTATCAACTCCTGCAGGTGCCGATCCGGTTGCCGGGTGGTGTTCGGTATGTGGTGGACTTCCTGGAAGGAGAAGTGGATGGGACGGTTACCTACGTGGACGTGAAAGGGAAGGTGACAGCTCAGTTTCGGGATAAGAAACGGATGGTTGAGAGCCTGTACCCCTTCAAGATTCTTTGTATTGAGTGCAAAAACTACGGCCGCATGCAGTTTGCGGAAGTCGAGATTTAGCCCGGTCCGCTCTGGGTTACAGGAGGTTGGTGTGAAGTTCGATACAGCTGATCAGGCATTACAGTACGCGTTCGGGGTTGAGGCATGGTCGCATTACGGTGAATCCATGCTGGGCCGCTGGATGGCCAGCAGCGGCCGATCCTTACCCAGTGGTATGACCCGTCAGGACCATGTGGCCCAAGCTGGGCTGATCGTGCAGTGTGCGCGCTCGACTTTGAGTCACGTTCGGTTTTGCCTGGTGGAGGTTCGTTATTGCCAGACAGCCTCGCGCCGAGTGGACAGCTGTGGCGTGGTGGCTGACTGGTCACCGCAGCCGGTACCGGAGTTTGAGCGGTACACGGTTGATCAGATTGCTCGCTGGGCTGGCATGGAGCCGACACGCACGCAGCAGGAGTGGGCGAAGGTGCTGGAGCTGAGCACGCGAGCGCTGGCCAGCCGGAACGGCGAGTTGATCAGCTGGCTGGAAAATGAGTTGAGCGCGGTACTGCTACGGCTGGAGGATGCTTTTGGTGATAGGGGGTGGGCGAGGATATGAGTGGTCGATGACCACTCATATCTACAAATTTAATGCTTCTCAGCAGGGGATCGCGGCAGGCCTTTTTGAGGTGGCGGTATCTGCTTGTCCTCGACGGCAATAACCTCGGACAGTTTCTCAAGGATGATAGTTGGCTGTTTTAGCAGCTGCTGGTTCATTTCAAGGTGGCGCATCTCTCGAGGAGAAAGAACCTTTGCGACCAGCTGGGTATGCCCAGAGGAATCGAGGAATTTTACCACCAGCACAGCCCCGGCCTGAGCCGCTCCGGATGAGGTTTCGGCAAGGGAGTCTTTCAATATTTTTATGGTGGTAGCGTTAATGTTGTCCATTTCGGCTTGTTGTTTGCCAACAAGCTTCATTTCAGCCGCCTTGTGGAGAAGGTATTCGTACTGGTCGACATCAAAGCCGCGAAGCCTTGCCATCGCGATTTTGTACCAAGATCCATAGACTTCATCACCCTCTGCGACCAGTTCAATACCGCTGCTTTCAAACAGTCTTGTGAGGGCTGCTTCAGCTTTCTCTTTGCCTTTTGTGTCACTAAGATAGATGCGCACAGGAATAGTAGTTCCACCTCTCACTTGGTCAGAGGAGACTCCGATCCGGTGCAAGTATTCTCTGTATTCAAGCTCCATATTCAGGCGCTTGTTTTCTTTGAGCACGCTATCCAGGGCGGTTTCAATCTTTCTTATCCGCTGCTTCATTTGGGCGAGCTCTGGTTGAGAGGATAAAACATTTCTATGAAAGCTGTAGTTAGCAATGGGTGTGGCCTTTCCGCTGTCGGAATTGCGTGTAGAATTTCCGAGAAATACTGGAGAATACTCCACCTCGCCAGTGTTTTTCCGTGATACAAAGTTACCGGCTTCCCCTTTCATTTGTGGGCCTTGTTTGCCGCGCCCTCTTTTCTTTCTTTCCATATGGTATTTCTCCTGCATGTAGTTGAGAGCAATCAAGGGATCAGTATAGCGCCTTAAATGATGCCTTCCAGCCACTTCATGCCCAAAACACACCACCAGAGCGCACCAGTTTTGAACCGGGGTGGTTTGGGCTGGGAGGTAGGTGTGGCGAGGGGTTGGGCGGTTTTTAGAGTTGGGAGTGAGGGGGCGAAATGAACCACTGGTGCGTCCGTGGTTCGTGCGGTGGAGCGCGAGGGGTGATTAGGGGTGTAAAATTGGCTTTACCTGTTTGTTGATTTTAGTTTCCTGCTGGTCTATTGTTGTAACCAAGCTGGTCGTGGTGACAAAGCAGTACACCGTAGTCGATCAGTCAGCTCGCCGGTCCCCTGGTTTTACCGGCGAGCGTTACCTCGCTTCAACATACTTTCATGCTGGGTTTGTTGTTTCCTAAAGGGTCCTCATTTGAGGACCCTTTTTTATTGGTGCGCCAAGCACGGCGCCGTTATCCGATCCGAGGGAGAGGTTGTGGAATACCGTGATCCGAACAACTACCAGCTTGGGTTTGTTGTGACCGGGTTGGGTTTGGCGTTGTGGGGTGGCCTTGTGGGTACGTACCGCCGAGTCCGCGCTGGTCGTCAGTTGTCGCGCTGGGCTCTGATTCGTCGTTCTATTGGTGAGATGGTGTTATCGCTGTCAGCCACGTTTCTGGTATCGCTGCTGTGCTATCACTTTCAGCTTGATAAACCTGACCCAAGCAGTAACGAATTTTTTGTATTCAAGTACCCGCTGACCTGCTTGAGCATGTGGGTTGCTGCATTCCTCGCCCCGAAGGTCTTTGATCTGATCGATGAAGTGTTCATTGAAAGCCGTCAACGGCTGCTGAACGAAATTCGTTACGGACAGAAGGAGGCAGAATGAAACCTCTTTCTTATGAGCAGCTGCAGCAGGCGTGCAGCGCACGCGGTTATCGGTTCTTCGATGATGGTAACTACAACCTGAACATCATTGGTGTTCGCTCTGCTGATCTGCAGGCGAACACATTCAACGACCTGATCTATATCGCTTGGCGTGTAGCGGGTGAGCCTATTGTGGTGTCGCTGCCGGCGACAACCGATCCGGGTGTTTATTGGCGCGAGAATCTGGCGAATGCAGCCGGTACCGGCTTTCTGGTGCCGGGTCAGTATTCGGGTGCGTTCCGGGTTGGGAAGCACAAGGGGTATCACGCACTGGTTCAGGCGCGTGAGCTGCCTTTGTACCGAGATGCTGACCGGGATGCCAAGTTAGAGCCAAACGAGAGCAGCATTCAGACCGGTTACTTCGGTATCAACCTGCACCGGGCACGTGTTGATGGCCGTTCGAATTTGGTTGATCGATGGTCTGCAGGCTGCCAGGTGGTGGCTGACTCCAGTGACTTCGATTTGTTGATGTCTTTGGTTGATATCGCAAGCAAGCACTGGGGGGAGACATTCACTTACACGCTGCTGGATGAGCAGCTGCTGAAAGGAGTGCACTGATTATGCATGCGCGGAAAGTACGGAATGTAGTGATCATTGGGGCAGCCGTTGCAATGGTGGGCTGTGAAAGCGTCAAGTCTCAGCTGGCCGATGGCTATCAGCTGGGTGACGCAACGCGTGCTGTTGCATACGAGGCTGTGCGCCTGCACGAGTTGGGCTGTAACGGCGGTGTCAGCAGTGCCCGTGCGGCATTGCTGGATTTGTATCGTGTGTTCGTGAACCCTGAATATCCACCAGGAGGTGTTTGTGATGACCCGCTGGGGGTGCTGGTGTATGCCGCGGGCAAAACGCAGGCGCAGAGCAATGAGTAGCGCTTATCTGCTGACATACAACGAAGCGGTTATCCGAGTGAACGCTCGCTTTGACCGCTCACAAACCAGCGTGATTAAGCGCACGGCGCTAGACGCGTTCGACGAAGGTGAGCAGGAGTGGCTGACGCTGACTGATGCGCTGGTTTGGTCACACCGCATGCAGAGAGCAATAGTGATTCCACAATGGTTCGTGACCGATCTGGCCAGTATTCCTTGGTATGCACGCTGGCTGATTGAGGTGAACGGTAAGCATCGATATGCAGCACTGCCTCATGACCTGCTGTATTGCTCCCGCCAGCTGGGCATTGATGTTACTCGCGAAATGGCGGACTTGGTTTTGCTGGATGCGTGCGAGGCACTGGGCGTGTCCAGCTGGAAGCGCAAAGCAATGTATGCAGCGGTTGTTGCGGCGGGTGGTAGTCGTTGGGATCGCGGATTCAAGGAGGTATTTGTTCCGACCAACCTGCGAGACAAGTATCGCCTTGCCCACCGAGAGCTACTTGAGTGCAAAGAAGGGGTATTGAATGCCTGAGCGTGCCTGCAAAGTTGTGCCGCTGTTTGCGCAGAAAGATCCTGAGGTAAACGATCAGGATAGGCTGGTGAAGCTGATGGATGAGCTCGCGATGATGGCCCGCACTGGTGACTTGAAGGCTGTGTCGTTTGCTGCAGTTGTTCAGCGTGATGAGCTTGTGTGCTGGAGTGGCAACCTTGGCGAGGCGCACGGGCTGGATCTGGATGCTGTGCGCGGTTCGGGTGCCCAGAGTTAAGCATGTCTGCAAAGCGTAAGCCGGATTCTGCTGTTGATTGGTCTGCGCTGGAGCGGGATTACCGTGCCGGTATCAAGTCTGATCGTCAGCTGGAAGCTGATTACGGCATTTCACGTGGCCGCATCAAGCGCCGGGCAGATAAAGAAGGTTGGGTGCGTGATCTGACGGATCAGATCAACCAGGAAGCGAACAAGCAACTGCAGCAGAGCATGGCGGTTGCTCACCGGGCCTTGGATGAAGGCGCGACACCGGAGCAACGAGAACGCCAGATCATTGAGTTTGCGGCTGCAACTCAGGTGGAGTTGGTTCAGCGGCATCGAGGTGATCTGGCGTTGCTGCGCGGTACGTCGATGAGGATTGCCCAGCACCTGAGCGATCAGGTGGCCAGCGGGTATATAGAAATACCGGGTGGCGAAGGCGAAGCCCCGATCAAGGTCCCTATTGATCTGGAAGCCGCTGCCAAGACGCTGAACAACGTGACCGGCAGTTACCAGCGTGTGGTGCAGCTGGAACGCCAGGCGTTTGGGCTGGATGAGAAGGAAGACAAGGGTAATGCCTCTGCTGAGGTGCGCACTGTGATGCAGATGATCATGGGAGAGCCGGAGGGCCTGCCCGGGGAGTCCGCTCACTGATGGGTGCCATGGTGAAGCTGAACCAGTCAGAGCAAGCGCTGTACAACTGCATGAGGGATGTGTGGTGGCGTCTGGATAACCTGTACTTCATTCAGGACGAGGACGGTAACGAGGTGCTGTTTAAGCTGCGCCCGATACAAAAGCTGTTCTTGATGCTGGCGTGGTACCGGAACGTGATTCTGAAGGCGCGACAGCTGGGGTTCACGACCGCGATTGATATTTTCATTCTGGATCGTGCCATCTTCAACGCCAACCAGGCGTGCGGGATTATCGCTCATACCAAGGATGACGTGATCGAGATATTCGCCAAGAAGGTCCAGTACGCCTATCAGCGACTGCCGATGGACATCCGAGCCATGGTGACAGCTGAGAAGGAAGCGGCAAACCACCTGAAGTTCTCAAACGGTTCCAGTATTCGTGTAGCGGTGTCGATGCGATCCGGAACACTGCAGGTGCTGCATATTTCGGAGTACGGCAAGCTGTGGGCACGGTATCCGGAAAAGGCAAAAGAGGTTAAGACGGGTTCTCTGCCTACCGTTCACCAGAATGGCATGGTGTTCATTGAGAGCACGGCAGAGGGGGTTGGTGGTCACTTTCATGAGCTGAGCATGCAGGCGAAAAGGCTTGCGGATGCCGAAACCGAGCTGACCCGTCTGGATTACAAGTTTCATTTCTTCGCGTGGTGGAAGGACTCGAAGTATGAGCTGCCATGCCCCCGTGATTACGAGTTCAGCCGCGAACACACAAAGTATTTTGACGGCCTTGAACGGAAGATTCAGCAGGAGCTGAGCCCGGCCAAGCGTTACTGGTACGTAGTCACGGAGGGCACCTACGGCAAGGAGATGAAGCAGGAGTATCCGTCCACTCCGGAAGAGGCATTCCTGTTTTCAGGCCGTAAGGCATTTGATGCCAACCACCTGAACGCTGCCGAGGAAATGTGTTACGAGCCACTGTTCGTGGGTGAGATATCCATCGTCAACGGTGAGCTGAACGAGATTGCCCAGGGCGAGTTGAAAATCTGGGAGATGCCGGACCCGAACGAGCTCTACGCCATTGGTGCAGACGTGGCGGAAGGCAAGGAAGTGGGTGAGGAAGATAAAGACCTCGACTACAGCAGTGCCGATGTTCTGGACGGCTTCGGACAGCAGGTGGCGCAGTGGCACGGGCATATCAGCACGGATCTGTTCGGCCAGGTGCTGTTCCAGCTGGGCAAGCTGTACAACATGGCTTACTTGGGCGTTGAGCGTAACAACCATGGCCATGCCGTACTGAATAAGCTGAAGGATTTGAACTACCCGAACCTTCACGTTGAAGAAAAGATCGACGAGAAGCGCGACAAGAAAACCCGAAAGGTGGGCTTCCACACCAACCAGGCAACCAAGCCTTTCATCATTGGCAACCTGAGTAACCTGCTGCGTGATGGTGAGTCGGGCATCCGCTCGAAGGAAACTATCGCGGAGGCGCATACCTATGTGGTTGACGGAAAGGGTCGCTACGGTGCGCAGGTCAATTGCCATGACGACCGCGTGATGAGTTTGGCGATTGCCCATGAGATGGTGCGGGTAATGCCGCGAACCGTTAAAGAAATCGAACCGGTTAAACGCGTACAGCGGGATTGGAGAGCAGCGTGAGCAAGAGTTTTTCAGCGAAGGATTTGGAACGCCTGCTGTCTGATATCGACCGTCAGCCGACGTGGCGGGAGGAAGCCTCTCGCTGTGCTGATTACTATGACGGCAAGCAGCTGGAGCCGGATGTGGTTGCCGCAATGAAAGAGCGTGGCCAGCCGGTGCTGATCCACAACCTGATCGGCCCGACCATTGATGGCGTGCTGGGCATGGAGGCCAAGACTCGGCAAAGCTTTATGGTGCGTGCAGAGAATGATGAAAATCTGCAGGTAGCCGAGGCGCTGAACGAAGAGGTGTCGGAGATGGCTCGGATGACGAATGTCGACCGGGCAATTGCTGATGCCTTTGCCGGACAGATCAAAACCGGTTTGGGGTGGGTAGAGGTCAACCGCTCTTCAGACGAGTTCGAGTACCCCTACCAGTCGAACTATGTGCACCGTGATGAGATTTGGTGGGACTGGCATTCGAAAGCACCTGATTTACATGATGCGCGTTGGTTGCTGCGTCGCCGTTGGCTGGATGAGGATGAGGCCGCTGCGTTCTTTCCGAAGCACCGGGACCTGATCAAATACGCTGCCGGCGGCTGGGCCAATGCACTGGCAACACTGGAGATGCAGACCCGTCCTCAGCTGATGAGCGCCTACCAGGACTATGCCGATAATCAGTGGCGAGAGGATGAGCTGTTTGATACAGATCGGCACAGAGTACGTGTGCATGAGGTGTATTACCGGGTGTTTGAGCGTGGTCTTGTGATGCGTATGCCGGATGGGCGCAGGGTTAGGTTTGAGCGCAACAATCCGATGCATGTAGCTGTTGTGAATGCGGGGCACGCCGAGTTGGTGAACGCGCCTTACAAGCGAATGTACCAGGCGTGGTATATCGGCCCACACTTGATTTACCAGGGGCCAAGCCAGCACCCGCACAACAACTTCCCGTATGTGCCGTTCTGGGGGTTCCGCGAGGACACAACAAATGTGCCGTATGGACTGATTCGCCGCATGCTAAGCCCACAGGATGAAGTGAATTTCCGGCGCTCCAAGCTGACATACCTGCTGAACAGCAAGCGCATCATCAAGGACGATGATGCTACAGCGATGAGCGATCAGGATTTGATTGATGAGGTCAACAGGCCTGACGGGGTAGTAACGCTAAACAAGGATCGTAAAAACGTGGAGCACCGCGGGTTTTGGGTTGAAACAGAAAGCGGCATTGCTGTTCAGCAGTTCCAAATCATGCAGGATGCCAAGCAGAACATTCAGGATTGTGGCGGTGTGTTCAGCGCAATGCTGGGGCAAGAGAGCAACGCTACCAGTGGCGTGGCTATTCACGGATTGATCGAACAGGGCTCTACCACGATGGCTGAGCTGTTTGATAACTATCGATTTGCCCGGCAGAAAGTGGGCGAGTTGATGTTGGCGTTCAAGGTGCAGGAGATTGGCCGACAGCCACGCAGGGTGATGGTAAACGTAAACAAGCCGGAGCCGACCGCTGCCATCGATCTGAACCAAATAACGCTGAACGAACAGGGTCAGCAGGTGATCAGCAATGACGTGATGCGCACCAAGGCGAGTGTGGTGCTGGACGATATCGTCAACACCCCGGGATATCGTGCGCACCTGACTCAGCGCATGATGGAGCTGGTACAGACATTGCCGCCGAACCTGCAGGCTGCGGTCATCGATCTGGTGATTATGAGCACCGATGTGCCGAAGAAAGATGAGTTTATCAAGCGCATCCGTCGCGCCACCGGTATCGGTGTGAATCCGGAGGATATGAGCGAGGAAGAACGCACCCAGTGGCAGCAGCAACAGCAGACACAGGCCATGCAGAACCAGCTGGCGATGCAGGAGCTGCAGACCAAGATTGCAGGGCTGGAGGCAGACGCTAAGCGCAAGCTGGCCGCTGCCAGCAAGGACGAGGCCGCTGCCCAGTCCCAGGCGGTCAAAGATGAGCTGACCGAAGCCCAGACGCTGAAGGTACTGGGTGAGCTGAAGCAGCTGACCGACCGTTTGCAGGGCAGTGCATTCCTGCAGGCAGGCCACAACATGCCAGCACCGCAGCCGCAGCTGCTGCCACAGTAACGAATAATCGATTTTGAAGAAGCCCGCCCTGTGCGGGCTTTTTCGTTTCCGCTGCCGGAGCGAAAGAAGGCAACCACGAAACACAACTCGGACCCATCCGAAAACTGGGAGAGGTAAAGGCAAATGAGTGTTAACGACTTGGATATCGACGCAATTCTGGCCGGAGATGATACGGACGCCATTGAGGCGCTTCTGGATCAGATGGAGGAAACCGACGAAGGCATTGTTTTCAAACAGGGCGATACAGGCGCAACCGATGGTGACGATCATGCGGAAGCGACTGAAGAAACAGGCGCTGAGCCCGGCGCCGAAGACGATACTGCAGCCGGTGCAGACTCCGCAGATGAGCAAGGTGCATTGGACGTGCCGGCCAAGCCGCAGGAAGGCGGACGGGGCGAGAGCCGCCCGGTAATTGAAGGGAAGCATGGAAACAACACCATCCCTTATTCAGAACTGGAAGCCGCTCGGCAACAGGCGCGGGAGGCGGATCGTCGGGCTCAAGAGGCCGAACAGCGTGCACAGCAGCTGCAACAGCAGGCGCAGGAAAACAGCCGCATGGAGCGTCAGCTGGAACTGCTGACGAAGCAGCTGGAGCAGCATGGCTTGGAAGCTGAAAGCCTGCCGGAGGATTACCAACTTACGGAAGAGAAGCAGCGGGAGCTGATCGAGGACTACGGCGAGATGGGTAAGGCCATGGTGGCGATGTATACCCGTTTGGCTCAGAGCCAACCGCCGCAGCCTGAATCCCCCACGCAACAACCTGCAGAGCAGCCTTCTGCTGACAATGAGCAGCAGGCGCTGATGCAGGCCATCTCCCGTAATGCCGATCTGGAAGCTTGGCGGACGGGGGATAGTGCGCGCTGGCAGGAAGCCGTGCGGATCGATCAGATCCTGCAGGCCGATCAGAAATTTGCCAATACCTCTTACGACGAACGATTTGCTGAAGCGGTACGCCGCACTAAAGCGGTATTCGGGGACGTTGATACGTCTTCGGACGCGGGCAAATCATCCAATCAACAACAACTGGACGACAAGATGCGCGCAGCAGAAGAAGCTGCCGCACCGCCGCCGTCCCTTTCCAATATGGGTGTGGGCGCTACGTCTCCGGACCGTCCCCTTGTCGAGCAGCTGGCCGATCTTTCCGAAGAAGAGGTCGAGGCTCGCATGGCGAACATGACTGAAGCGCAGCGCGAAGCCCTGTTGTCTCAGATTTCTTGATGGAGTAATGCCTGATGGGTACTCAAGTTAAATCCGGCAGCGCCGGCGCGAATAAGCTTCAGAATGTCGCGCTGTTCACTGCTGCAACCCAGGCCCCGACCTGGCTCAACATGATGACCGGTGGCGCACCGACTGAAGTGAAAGGTAAACCCGGTCAGAAACAGACTGAGCCGGGTGCGCCAATTGTGCGTGTCACGAACTTGGAAAAGACCGCCGGTGATGAAGTCACCATGGATATTTTCCACAACCTGACAGGCACCCCGACCATGGGTGACCGCAAGCTGGAAGGCCGTGGCGAGTCCATGAGCCAAGCGCATTTCGATCTGAAGATCGATCAGGGCCGACATCTGGTGGACGCTGGCGGCAAGATGAGCCAAAAACGCACCCAGCACAATCTGCGTGCAACCAGCCGTAAGTTGCTGTCCGGCTGGTATGGCCGACTCAAGGATGAGGTCACCCAGGTTCACTTGATGGGCGCACGTGGTGACTTCTCAAACGAGAACACCATTCTGCCTATGGAAGATCACACCGAATTTGGTGAGATCATGGTGAACCCGGTCACACCACCGACCTACAATCGCCACATGTATGGCGGTGATGCAACTGCGCTGGATAACCTCGATGCTGCAGATCTGATGTCGCTGTCGGTGGTGGATAACCTCCGTCTGTTCCTGGATGAGTCCGGTTCGCCGTTGCAGCCACTGCAGTTTGAGGCGGATGAACAGCGACTGCATGATCCGATGTGGGGTTATTACATTACCCCGCGTCAGTGGTTTGACCTGCAGGAAAGCACGTCCATGAAGGACTGGCAGAAAATGACTGCCGACGCGATGAAGCGCTCACAGGGCTTCAATCACCCTCTGTTCAAAGGTGAGTGCGCTATGTGGAACGGCATCTTGATTAAGAAGATGAACCGAACCACTCGCTTCACCGCTGGGCGTCCGGTGAATGTGTGCACCAACACCAAGAATGCAGCCGTTACCCAGATCGCACCGGGTGTTACCGTCGAGCGCTCCTTGTTGCTGGGTGCTCAGGCGCTGGGCCATGCGTGGGGCCGTGCTGGCAAGAAGGATGCAGGTGGCCACCACTTCAGCATGACTGAAGAGCCAGCAGACCACGGCAACAGCACTGAGACGGTGATTGCCTGGATGGACGGTATGGGCAAGATCCGCTTCAAAAACAAGGATGGTTACATTACTGACCACGGCTCCATGGTGGTCGATACGGCGGTTAGCGGATTGTAACCCGACAGCGCCCGAGCGTCCGGGCGCTTTATTCTGATTCTGAATAGGTAATGAGTTATGTCTAAGCAAGCAGCGACTCGCCGCAAGACAATGTACAGCGGTACTCACGGCAATATGGCCAGCGAAGTGTTCAAGGTGGTCCTGACGGGCGATACGGCCGGTACCGAGATTGAGATGGGGGTGATTCCAGCAGGAATCGAAGTGACTGGGCTGGTCGCTAACCATGACAACTTGGGTGCCGGTACCAACGTGGATATCGGCTATCGCTACATTGATCCGGATAACGGTACCGATGAAGTTGCATACTGGGGCAACCACAGCACCGCAGCCGCGGGGGTAAAAGCGTCCGTTGCCAAGCCGGTGATGTTCGAGGATGACGTGATCTTGGTGGCGACGCTGAAAGGTGGCGCCGGTACCGGTGAGCTGATCATCATGCCGACCGGCATTGTGCGTGGCGTGAAGTAACCCGACCCACTGAAACTGATCAGCCCGGCCCCGCGCCGGGTTTTTTATTGCTGGAGAATGCGCAATGAGCGAAGTGAAGGTTTTTTATATCGGTGATAAACCGGTGAAGAAAGACACCGTTGCCGGCACAAATCATGTGTGGCGCGGTTTTGGCAGTTACCGCCTGGTGCTGGAAGCGGCAGCGCAGCGCCTGTGTGACTTTCCGACCGTTTGGATGAGCGAGAAGGATTTCAGAGAGCTGTATGAGGAAGACGGTGCCGACGCCGCTACCGGCCTGGCATCCCTGCCTGTGGTTGATGCACCTCCTGCCCAACAGGTTGCCCCTCAGCCTGAAGCTGCCGATCAGCATGACGCTACCCCGATCAAGCTGATTCAGGAAGCGATCCGCAAGCTGGATCGGGCCAACACTGAACACTTTGGTTCCAGCGGTGCGCCGAAGATCGATGCCGTACGCGAACAGCTGCCGGAGGGTTTTGAGCTGAGCGCCAAGGATCTTAACGCCGCGTTCTCTGAAATCAAAGATGAGTTCCGGGTGTAAGTCATGACGGGGCTGACAGATGATCGGCGAATCAAGATCAGCAACTTTTTGCCAGTGCTCAATGGTTTGATTCCCGGGGTTACGTCGCCTGTTGCTCGATTGCAGTTGGTAGCAGCCTTGACCGAATTTTGTGGTGATAGCAGTTACTGGCGAGAGCAGCTGGGTGATCTGCGCCCTGATGGTACTGACCGCGTGCATGATCTTGAGATGCCTCAGGATACAGTCTTTGCGGGCTACATTTGCTGCAGGCTTCTTGGTGAAAAACTGGATGCAGATCTGTACGAAATCACAAGCCCCAGCTCAATGCGCTTTGATGCTTCTGTTGTTGGGGCTGTGACGGTTGAGGCGGCTGTAAAACCTACTCCTGGCGTGTCACTGGTACCCGAATCAATCTATGCGCACTACTCCGAGGCCGTTTGCCATGGCGCGGCAGCTCGGCTGTTCGCAATGCCTGGATCGGCATGGCATGACCCAAGCAAGGTTGGGTGGCATGTGTCTCTTTTCAGGGAGGGGATTAGTCGGGCTCGCAGGGATGTGCAAGAAGGATATAAAACCGAGCAGACCCATACCCGCCTAAGGCGAGGCGGCCAATATTTCTAGTAAGAGGAATGGTGATGGCAGCAACTACGACCGTGAAAAACATCATTGATCAGCGGGTAAAAGTTGTGTTGCAAGAGCTGGCGCCGGATGGAATACGTTGGACCAATGCAGAGCTGCTGTGTTGGTTGAATGAATCATATCAGGTGATCGTTGGCCTGCGCCCAGATTCTGCTGCTGTGAATCAAAGCATTGAGCTTAACGCGGGTACTAAGCAGGCCATTCCGGACAAAGGCATGCGTTTGCTGGATGTGGTACGTAATTTGTCAGAAAGCGGTATGGCGATTTTGGTCTGTGATCGTCGGCAGCTGGATATGACAGTGCGTAACTGGCATGGCGAGAAAGAGTCGGATGAAATTGAGCATTTCGTTTTTGATGAAATGGACCCCCGCCACTTTTACGTTTACCCGCCTGCCGCCGAAGGAACGCGTGTAGAGATTATTTACTCAGCTGTCCCTCCTCCTCACGGTGACTACGAAACCAACAAGGGTGACGTGATCAGGCTGGATGACAGCTATGCCCCCGCCATTGTTGATTACATTTTGTATCGAGCCTTCGCAAAGGATGCTGACTTCGCCGGTAATGCCAACCGTTCGGCTATGCATTACAACGCGTTCAATACGCAACTAGGTGGAAAAGGGCGAATGGATATGAGCGGGTCACCCAATGCGGGCGGAGTAGCCCGCACCGCGTAGTTTCTTATCACTAGCTAAACGAAAGATTTTAAATCAGGAGAGTATTAATTATGCCAGGCTCAGCTTCCGATTACCTTGAAAATGCATTGATCAATGCGACTCTTCGAGGCGCGGCATTCCCAACTCCCAGCTCATTGTATTTGGCTCTTTTTACTGCGGACCCTACTGATGCGAATGTCGTCGCAAATGAGGAGACGGGACAGTGGTATGTGCGCCAAGACTTGGCGGGTGGTGGCCCCATCAACTCGGCTTTTACAGCGCCATCAAACGGCGTGACGTCTAACGCCAAGGTTGTCACCTTTGCGCCTGTTACCGATGCGCAGACAACCATTACCCATTATGGCATCTACGATGCTTCTTCGGGTGGTAACTTGCTGATCCATGGCCCGATGACTACGGCCAAGACGCTGCTGATCGACGACGTACTATCGTTTGCTATCGGCGCTTTGCAGATTGCGGCTACCTGAGGACTGACCAGTGGCGCTCAATAGTACCGCCATTAACGGATCGTCACTGAACGGTGGCGGTTCGTCCTATTTCAAGGATGGAGCAGCGGCCGCGGTGCTTGGCCTTGCTGCATCCGCATATATTTCCGTTATTCAGCCCGCGGCAGGTCAGGCGACCATTGCCACCGCGTCGCATGACGTGTCGATGCGTGTTGAAACAAATGGCTACGGACAAACGCTCACTGATCTTGAGGTGAGTGGTGGTGGCACTCGTTGGGTAAAACCGATTGGAGCTGGCGCCGTATGCATTGATACAAGCTGCACAGCGGCTGTGACTCGATACATGGCAGGCGTTGCGCAAGCCGGGATAAATGCCAGCGGTCGTGGTCGTGTTGCCACATGGGGCTATGGTGATGCGGTTCAGCTGCATCTCACTCCGACTGCAGAGGGTACGCGGCGAGTACCTGCGCTCGGGTCACAGGTGCGGACTTCGATTTCAACGGATTCTGCAGTAGGCAGTAAGGTTCATTACACCCATGTTGGGGCTGCTTTGGGGATGGCGTGTACTGCGCGCCAAACGGTTACGCAGTCTGGTTCTATCGAACATGCTCAATTTGGATTTGTGTCGCTTTCAGCAGGCGGGATTCGTCCTGAAGATGCGTATATCAGCCTGACGGCAAGCGGTAGCGGTAACCCGATCATTGGCTACCGGGGCAGGGCTGAAGTTGCAGTTACAGGTACTGCCCGGCAGATGGTGTTGTCCGATGCCAAAGGCGCGGCAGTGCTTTCCATTGATTCTGTAGCACAGCCGGCGATCAATGGCATACATGAAGCCACAGCGACTGGGTCATTTGGAAAGGTGGTTGCGTCCGATGACGCACGCGTGCGCACGAATGTACATGGCCTGGCAGACTTTGGCTTTGGGAGTACGGCGAGGGCGTGGACACGGCTATACGTTGCAGCAAAAACGACAGTCGGTTTCAGTGCTGATCCTTTGTTGTGGAACATTGCGTCGCTTGCTGACGCGGTTACAGCCTTTGATTTCAGTGCTTCTGTTGCAGGCCCTACCCGCACGCGGCTATCGAAGGGGATCGCTTCGTTCAGCGTAGATAGCTTTGAATATTCAACGATCATTCGCGGTTATCGAGCAGATGGCGCTTGCGTGCTTTCTGGTGTTGGCGCTGGGCAAACCTCTCGCGGCTTTAGGGCTGTGTCTGAGATTTCATTATCTCCCGAAACTGGGTGGATAAACGTCTACCGAAGAGTGGATACGGGCATGCAGCACGCCGGTTATGCGTTCAGCTCTTTGTCACAGCCTTTCACTGTTCGCCATATGGCTGCGTTCAGCGGGCTTGAGCTACTGACTGCAAGGGCGGAGCCTGGCTCCAACCTGAGTAGGCCCGCGCCAGAATTCCGTACATTCATTGTCCCTGGCTACATTACCGAATTTGCTGTGCCCGATGATGACAGGAGGTTTGTCGCGTGAATATAGGCTCTATTACGAAGCAACCAGCTGAAGTGCTGGATTACGACATCGATTTTAGCGAGTGGCTTAGGGCCGGAGATACGCTGCAGACGATCAATGTTGATATTACTCGATTGGATGGGGTTGCCATCAGCACGGATGATCTGGCTACCAAGTATGTGATTAACAGTACGCCGATTGCCAAAATCTGGCTCGAAAAAGGTCTAGGCGGGCAGTCATATAAGGTTGAGGTTACGACCACAACGCGTGAGGGTCGTACAAAGCAGGTTGAGCTTCGCGCACGGGTGAGAGATTACTGATGGCTATCAAGTTGCTCAACAATAAATCTATTCGGTTGGCAATGCCGCTGGCTGTTGGTGGTACCACGCTATTTCTGCAAGCGGGTGAAGGTGCCCAGTTTCCGGCCCTTGGGGCGAGTGACTATTTCTACCTGACGCTCATTGAGGTCACGAATGGGCAGGAGACTGATTGGGAGGTTGTTAAAGTCACGGCGGTGCTCGGCGATGAACTGACAATTGAGCGTGAGCAGGACAATACTACTGCGCGTGAGTGGTCGGTGAATACGCGGGGTGAGGCGCGGGTTAACGCGGGCCTGCTGGTTGAGTTGGTGGGTAGCCAGCTGGGCGATGTAGCTGCTGTGCTTGATGGGGTGCTTGGTGTATGACTATCGCTAATAGGCTGCAGACGCTCGCGGACGTGAAAACGGGAATAAAGACCGCTTTGACTGATAGAGGGGTGGACCTTTCTGGAATTCCGTTTACGCAGTACCCAGCTGTTATAGCTGACCTTCCCCGGGGTGGTGAAGTTGTTGGCCAGTTGGTATATAACACTTTGGAAATGTATGCGTTTAATGGCCTGCCTGAGTATGCGTCTGATAAATATTTAGTGTGTGACGGTAGTCTTATTAGCGCAGCTGAATGGCCTGAACTGGCCGCAGTTCTTAAAACAAAAAATTTTGACACTATAAACAGTACCATTCTCCGTGATTCAAGAGCCGTATCGTTTTCGCCAGATGGCAACTACCTGGCCGTTGGGTACAGCGTAGCGCCATATTTAGTTATTTATGATACAACTACTTGGGAGCCGGTGGCTGACGGACCCTCGTCTCAGAATTATGTGGCCGATGTAATTTTCTCACCCGACGGTGCTTTACTTATCGTCGCTCACTCAGGCACGGGGCGTTTAAAACAGTTCTCTACAGTTGACTGGTCAGATCAGACTGTCCTTACGGCTGTTAATGTTGTTTCTGGTTTTAATTTTAGCGACACGCATTTTTTCTATAAAGAGGGTAACACCCTGCGCGCCCGGACTTACCCTTCGTTTGACTTTGCGTTTAATGTCGCCCTCGGATCAAACCGTCTAGCCGTTGACCCTACAGGCAGTTATTTTCTTATTACCTCTAGCTCTGGTGCTGAGGGATATGGGCTTTATGACGCGACTGATGGTACGCTGGTTAGCGATGGTGCAGGCACTATTAATTTAGTGAAAGGTGCGTGTTTTAGCCCAGATGGCCTGCATTTCTTCACTGTGGATTCGAGTAATTATCTCCGTAAATATCTGGTCAGTGACCGCTCTGAGGTCGCTGTTATAGGCCCTCTACCTTACTACGTAGGTTCTGACGCAATAAAAGGATTTGGGGATTTCTTGCTGGCAGGAAATCACATTATTTCCTTGGCTGATATGAGTCATACAGTTTTTGGTGAGGTTACGATGAGCCAGTATGGAGGAGCTATTTCAGATGATGGCGCTTTCGTCGCGTTGGCTTCTAATAGTGGTAGTTTGGCGTATGGCCCTTTGTGGGCGCCGGATGGTTATTTGGTACTGCCGAATCTTGAAGCTACTTACCCCAGTGTTAGCGGTTCTACGGGCTACAAGCCATTAATAGTAGCGAGGGTTTAGTATGACGGCGAAGGTAGGGGATATCATTGCAGGTATCTCGGGTGTTTTACCTGGCACGCTTCCGGCGGATGGTTCGCTTATTAATGCCGATGCGTACCCCGCGCTGGCTCGTGTTTTCTCGGATGCTGGGCAGGAAGGGCTTGCACAGCTCCCGTTCACTGAGGCCGTTAATGGTGTTTGGGGAGCTAGTGATTACCACCGGGCGACTGTTTTCAGTCCTGATGGTATGTATTTAGCGTGTGGCCATAATAACTATGGGCGCTTGGCTATCCGTCGTGTTAACGATTGGTCTACTGTTGATCATGGCATAGTCCCTACTTCTGCTGTTTATGGTATCGCGTTTAGTCCGGATTCCAGCCTCATGGCGTATTGCACGTCGGCCTATACCGATATCATAAGCACCGCAGATTGGAGTCAGGTTGTTCGCCTAACAAATGAGTTTGGCCATCAGGTTAAGGGCAATAAGATACGATTTAGCAATGACGGTTCGCGTGTATATATCGCCTATTCGTCATCGCCATATTTCAGGGCATTCGACACCGCTACTTGGGCTGAGGTTGCGGGATCTAATATTACCGGACACTCCGTTATATCTTTTTCCGAGTCGCCGGATGGTAGTAAGATTGCTACGGTATCATCGTCTGCCCCACGTATTTTTGTATATAACTCGGCTGATTTCTCTGCCGTCAGTTTTGGTAGCAGCTTTACCATTGGTGGTACACCGACGGATGTTGCGTTTACCCCGGATGGGTCGGTTGTGTCAGTTGCTACCACCTCATACCCTTACTTGTACCAGCTAGACGCTTCTGCGTGGACGCTTCTACCTTCTGTTAACACTATTGGCACTAACTCCATAAGATCAATTGCGTATACGGCAGACGGCAGTTTTTTAATCGCCACCACCCAGTACGGGGATACGTACCGCATTTATGACGCCTCCTCGTTAACCCTTTTGCATTCCAGCGGAGGTGTTTCATCGTATTCATGCGATATACACCCAGACGGGGATTACGCGGTAGTTGGTTTCAGCGGGTCCCCGGGATACCGTGTTTTTAGTAACAACATAGTTATCGCTGGTGTGCTCCAGCTGCCAGATTTGCCCGCGCTATCTCTTGGTAATTCACAGCTGGCGCGGCCATTGATTCGAGTAGAAGAGGTGTAGTTATGGGTATTTGGTATGGGCTAGACGGTAATAAAGTATTCACCGGTGAGGCCCGTGAATTTATGTTCCGTGACCCAGTCCCGCGAAATTTTGTTAACGTGCCGCCTCCACAAGGTGACGGGTTCCACGTATGGGATGGAAGGAAATGGTTTACAGTGTCTGAATACCCTGATCCTAATTTAGCATATGAATCTGAAAGTGTTCGATGGCCACTAAAAGACTTTCGGATGCGGTTTACTCCTAATGAAAAAATCGCGCTTTATCAAGCAGCTGAAACCAATATTATGATTAAGGTTTTTATTGACGATCTTGCTGCTACGCCGGTTGTTGCACAAGATGATCCTGACCTGAATAAGGGTGTTGCTTATGTTGTTGCTCAAGGGATCATAACTATTGAGCGAGCGCGGAAAATTCTCGATAACCCCGAATTCTCACTTTAAGGCATTGCGAGATGGCCGCCATTCAAATTAGTGCATTTAACTCTGCACTACCGGGTATTACACCGAGACGAATCCAGCCTGGCTTTGCTCAGTATGCACGCAATGCCGATACGTCACTCCAATCTTTGCAGGCGATGAAAGGCTTGCGTGATTCAGGTATTACAACAGGCCGAACAAACCCGAAGACTGTCTACAAGTATGCAAACGGCCAGTGGCTCGCCTTTGCTGACGAGGTGGATGTTGTGCGGTCACCGATTATCGATGATGCATGGGAACGGATTTATTGGTGCGGTGGCGGGTATGCGCATCCCATGATGGCGTCGATCAGCACGGCCACAGCAGGCAGCATGCCATATCCAAGATCTGGACTAAGGTTGGGTGTGCCTGCGCCTGAATCCCCCCCGGCCGCCACACCGGATTCTGACAGAGGGGAAGAGCCGATTACGGCTGTAACGGCTGTTTATGTGTTCACTTTTGTTACGGCGTACGACGAAGAAGGACCGCCCAGCCCACCAAGCAATCCTGTTGTGCGATGGGATGCGGATGATGAAGGAAGTGTTGGCGGTGTGCTGGTCACTATTCCCGGTGGGTTAACCGCAGCAACGGACATACGAACAATCCGGATATATCGCGCCGAGTCTGGATCGTTTCAGTATGTTGCTGATGTGCCTTACGGCTCAACAAGTTATATCGATAACATATTGAGCGCCGAGCTCGGTATCGCATGCCCGTCTATCGACTGGGACCCGCCTGCTGAAAACATGTCCGGCATAGGGTATTCACCTGGCGGGGCACTGTACGGCTTCTACGATAATGTTCTGACCTTCAGTGAAGCCGGTAGGCCACATGCGTGGCCGATTGGGTACCGCCTGTCATTACAGGATGACATCGTTGCCGTTGCTGAGACAACGGCAGGCCTGCTGGTCACTACCAAAGGGGCGCCGGTGATTGTGACCGGCTCTAGCCCGTCCGCCATGTCGGCGGTACGCATTGACGATAACCGGGCCTGCGTCAGTAAGCGCTCAATGGTGGACATGGGTGAGTTTGCCATTTATGCCAGCCCGGACGGGTTGGTAGCTGTGTCCAGCTCTGGCGCCCAGCTGATCACCAGCAAGGTATTTTCAGAGAAGGAATGGCAGGCACTGAATCCGGCAACCATCCATGCCTATCGTGTCGGTGCCAGTTATGTGGCGTTCTACGATAACGGCACGCCTGGCAGCTTTGTATTCTCACCGGAACGGGGCGTTACCTTCTGCAGCGAATACGCTCATGGTGGCTACTATGATCGCCACACAGACACCCTGTGCGTGTCGCTTGGGTCAACGCTAAAGGAGTGGGACAAAGGTGCTCAGGCTGCTTACCTGTGGCGATCCGGCATCTTTGAGGTACAGACCGGTCGCACTGGCTTCACTTGCGGCAAAGTCATTGCCGATGGACCGACCATGCTGCGACTGATTGGCGACGGTCAAACTGCGTTTGAATACACCGTACCAAACGGCAGCATGTTCAGGTTGCCGGCCGGTTATAACCGTGTCCGAGAATGGCAGATTGAACTGGAAGGTACCGCCGAAGTATTCAGCGTGCAGATCGCTCAGTCACCGGAGGAACTGGTTTGATGAAAAGAGGGCTTCCCAACGTCCCGAATAGCCAAGACAGGCAACAGCTCCAGTTCCAGCAGGCGATCAAGGAGCTAGTTGAAATTGGGGAGGGTGTCCGTGGCGACCCGCTGGACCGTAAGGTAACGCTCAGGGACTTGCTCGGATCAGGCATTGCGCGGATCAAGCCGGGGATGCGCCCCGGTGACGCTGGTAATATTCTGCCGGGCATCGATGGTAAGCCTGACATGTCGACGCCACCAAAACCAAGCGGAGTGGTGGCTACGCCGGGGCTCGGGACGATATTCATTACATGGGATTCGCCTCGTTACAGCAATCATGGCTACGCGAGAATATATCGAGCGGGTGAGGATAACTTCGCAAACGCGGCGGTTATCGGCACAGCCGCTGGGACGATGTATGTCGACAACCTTCACGGCAGCGAAATAGATGATGAAACCGGGGAGGCTCGCACATACTTTTACTGGGTGGTATTTGTCTCAGAACAGGGCGTTGAGGGGCCGCCTCACGACACCAATGGGGTTTCTGCTGCACCTGCGATGGACCCGGAGTATGTCTTAAAATTGCTGGAAGGGCGCCTGACGGAAAGCCAGCTTCACGAAGACCTTACTACGCGGCTGACCGAAACAGACGAAACCATAATCGAACAAAAGAAGAAAATCGACGGGCTGTCGGCCAGTTACACGGTCAAGATTGACGCCAATGGCCGAGTGGCTGGGTATGGCCTGTCGTCTGAACCGAATAAGGCAGGCAGTAACACCAGTCGATTTATTATCAACGCAGATCAGTTTGGCATTTTTCACCCATCTGCATCACAACAGCTTGTCTTCGGTGTGTTTAATGGAAAAACCGTCATGGATGGCGCGTACATTAGAAACGGCACCATCGGCACAGCCCAGATTGGCGACGCTGCTATTAATAGCGCCAAGATCGCGGACGGGTCAATTCAGTCTGCAAAGATAGGTGACGCACAAATTGGATCTGCAAAACTTGCCAATATCATACAATCGGACAACTATTCTGCCACCAAGGGATGGGCGATCTATCGAAACGGAATCGCGTATTTCAGGGATATTTATGCAAGGGGTGATATAGAGGCTTCGAGCCTAAAAGCAAATTCTCTTGATATTGTGGGTGAGGGCCACATAAAAGACTTGTCTGTGAGCACGTTAAAAATAAAAGGCCAAGCTGTAACAATACCAAGCGGGGCATATTATCTTAATAAAGTGTACGTAGGAAACCCTGCCAGCCCTGGCCAGCTTGGGTTTAGTAATTTCGTTCGTGTTGGAACGGCTTATAGGCTTGCGTCGCTCTACGTAAATAGTGAAAACGGGCGAGCATTTATTAACTTTCTCGGTTGGTTTAGGCCTGCTGACTTCATGGACAATGGTGAGCCTGCACGTTATAACCCCGCGCATTTCACCCTTGAGGTTAGACGGGGTAACACTGTTGTTCAGAGTAAGACTTACTCAACGTCGCAATACGGGCAGTCTTCTATAGGCTGGGGAACTCTGTTCATGTCTTGGATAGACGAGAGCCCTGGCAACATCACACAGGAATACTCAGTATGGATATATGCCCCAACCAATGGGGCATATGTCCAAGAGCGGACCCTTACCGTTATAGGGCTGAAGCGATGAAGGGTTTGATTGGTACCGGTGGGCGTATCCTTGGGTATTTGCAAAATGTGGATGAGAAACTGTTGCGCAATTATTTGCAGCCCCCAGTGGTAGAAATTGTCGATATCGACCGTGTTCCTGATACGGATTCAGAGTATTGGGATGGTGGTCGCCTGGCAGGACGGAAAGATTATCAGCTTAACAGCCTTCCGCTCCCGTGCACTGTTTACATTGAAGGGCATGAGTATCGCTGTCATGAACAACCTGAGTTTGTTTTTGACGCGCCTGGTACTTACCAAATTTTTGTTGACGCTGGCCCGCAGTATCTTGAAAAGGTTTTTGAGTATGATTATCAGCCATAAATCACCGGACAAGAAAGAACGATTCAACGACGCACGCGATGCTCAGCTTAAGGATGGCATTGACTGGAATGGGTACCGGTTTCAGGTTGATGAACGCAGCCAGCTCAGAATTGCACGGCGTGCATTGAAGCTGATAAAGCGTCAGTTACTGGGCGAATCAATAGAGCCCTTCATCTGGCGCACAGCTGACAACGGATTCGTTACATTCTCAGCCAGCGAGTTTCTGCAGTTTGCTGACGCTGTTGATTCCCATGATGAAGGAATAATGGCAGCCGCGTGGGCTGGAAAAGATACAGCTTAGGCAGCGACCCCCCCTTAATTTCTACAGCCAACGCTGTAGTCTAAATATCCAATGACCCGGCACGCGTCCGGGTTTTTTGTGTTTGGAGTTAGCCATGCCCAGGTCTGATGAGCGTGAGTTTCTGAATAGCGTCCTTCAGGACTGTTCGCCGGCAGTATGTTTTTGCGAGCAGCTATTCCGTATATCGCAGGTACTGGATGATCTGATCGACAGAGATAAGCCGGTATCGGATGCCGCCATTACCGGTGCCTTCTGGATGGCGTTGATCGAACTGCCGGCGAACCCCTTTTACCGGCAGCATGAGCCTTACCTGCGGCCACTGATGGCGTCTGCTTTACAGGACTGGACGGATGCCACGGGCATGGAGCGAGCGGGTGACGAGCATGGAATGCATTTGGCTTTTGTGCTGCGCGACCAGCTGACGGCTGTAGTAATCCAGTGCGCGTACCTGATCGGTGGTTATGACTGGATGCAAAGTGTATCAGCGCAGATCCGGCGGCACTTCCATGAAGATTCCTTGAGCGACTACATAAACGACTTGAGAGGGTAAGCCTATGAGTGGCGGCGGCGGTGATAACAATATCGAGGATACTCCTGAGCAGAAGTATCTGGCCCAGGTAGCAGCCGAAAAGTGGAATTTTGCACAGGATAAGCTGGCACCACTGCAGAATGAATATATGCAGCAGGTCGAGCAGATGGATAGCCCAGGCCGTAAGGCCTACATCATGGGGCGAGCCAACCAAGGGACTCAGGCGGCAATAGGTCGAGGGGCGGAGCAGTTGGGCAATCAGGCTCAAGCGGCAGGGATTGATCCGTCATCCGGCAAATTCAAAGGAATGATGATGGATTCAACAGCTGAAGCTGCGAGCGCTGGAGGCGAAGTAGCGGCCAGAGCGATGGCTGAGCAGGACAATCAGAAAGTGGCAGGCCTGCAGAATGTGCTGGCAATCGGGAGTGGTCAGGATACGCGAGCGCTGGCGGGTCTCACTGATATGTCTTCACTTTCAGCACAGCAGGCTCGTGCAGACGCATATGGCGCGTTCAATCGCCGGGCATCGAACCTGAATACGGTTGGCACGCTGGCTGGCGCAGGTACGCGTTACTACATGAATCAGCCCGCGATGAAGTCTGCAGACCAGCTGGGCGGCATTGCCGATCAGCCGCTGGGTTCTGGCTTCGGCGGTGGCAATAACTTCGGCCTGGATATGAACCAGCGCTATTCGTGAGGTGATCGATCATGCTTGGACTAAATGGGATCAATTATCCATCTGTGACTGGGCAAAGCGATGTAGGCCCCGAGTTCTCGGGTCTGGCTCGCGTTGATCCCGGGCAAGCGTTCCGGGGTGATCAAGGTGCATCCAAGCTTCTTGGTCAGCTCTCACGGGCGCAGTGGGAGGACTGGAAGGCTCGATTTTCACCATATGTCGACCGGCTGACGGAAATCGCGACCGATGATCAGTTGGCCACACGGGCCAGCGACCAAGCTTATGCATCTGCGAACCAGATCAACAGCAACGCTCAGAACAGCCTGAAAATGAATCAAGCCAGCTATGGCCTACAGCTGGCGCCTGATGAACAGGCAGCACAGGACCGTAAATTTGCGCTGTCTGGTGCAGCGACTGCCGTGCAGTCAGCAAATGATGCCCGCGCAGGAGCAATCGATCTTCAGCAGTCAGTTTTGGCAGGCAACGCCGGCTTGAATCAGATCCCAGATAAAGTGCTGAACCAGATGTGAGGTGGTTGATATGAGCTATGGATTACTCGGTCTGAAGGACCATATGGAAGGGCAGGCAATTAATGCCTTCCGCGATCTATCTCAGGATCAGGAGCGAAACAAAATCGCTGAAGAGCAGATGGAGCAAGCGCAGAAATCTCAGCAGATGGGCATGGCCGGTACCGGCGCGGCTGTCGGGTGGGCAGCGGGTGCTCAAGCTGGCTCAGTGGGTGGTCCGTGGGGTGCTGCTATTGGTGCGGCTATCGGCTTTATTGCAGGGGAGTTGTTCTAATGGCGGGATTGGATACACGCGGCCTGGCCGATGGGTTCATGCGGGGCTTTTCGTTTGTGGACCGGTATTACGACAAGGAAGAACAGAAGCAACGACAGCAGACACTGGACGATGAGAACCGCCAGTACCGCAAACAAGAATTTGGGCTGCGGATGGACCAGTTCGAAGACAGAACGACCCGCCTGGACCGGCAGGAGGAACGGCAGACAAAACTGGATGCTGAGAATGCCGATTATCGCGGACGCATGCTGGGGCTGCAGGAAGCACAAGGGCAGCGTTCAGCAGAAGCGTTACGAATGCAAAAGGAAGAGCAGCAGCGTAAGCGGGATCTTGAGCGGATAGGGAGTATCTACCAGCGTCTGGCTATTGGTGGTGATGTTGGTGACGATGAGATGGGAGTTTTCGAGAACCAAAGCTATCAGCACTTGTCGCCCCTGCACCTGGCGAACCCTGCTGTGGGCCAGTCTATTCAGTACCTGACGGATGCCGCAAACAAAGGCGACCTGAACAACGATGACTCGGTACTGAAGTTCGCAAACAACCCCGAAGCCTTGGAGGCTTTCAATACCCTGTATGCCACTCAAATCAACAAGGGCGAAGGCGGCAAGAAGAGAATAGCGGCGGTATTGCCCGGCTTCGAGCCGGGGACGCTAGTGTTCGATCTGCAGGTGGAGCCAGAGAACGGCAAGCCTTACCGTGCGCCGATGACGGTTGGCCGTGACAGCAAAGGCCTGGATGTAATGCAGGTGTCACTGGGGGATATTGCCGAACAACTGGCTGGGTACCAGCAGATGGCTCAAATCACCAATACAGAAGAGTTTCGCGGCCGAGTGAAGCAGTACGGCAAGCTACATGGTTGGTTGCCGGCTGGGACAAGCGAATGGGCGCGCCTGAATGATGACGCCATATACAACAAGTCCGATGGCCAAGTTCGTGATCTTGGCGGCACGCCTGGTGGCGGCAAGGCCACAACCAAACAGCGTGAGTATCAAGAGATGCTGGAGCTTGGTGTGCCGGATAGTGTGGCGCGAGGTGTGGCCTATGGTACGCATAAGCTGATTTCTGATCCGGATTCGGGGTCTAGGGTGCTTGTTGATATTGCCTCCGGTGATGTGGTTGGTTCGTTCAAGCCGGTTGATCCAAACAATGAATTTGGTGCCGTGGAGTGGGTGTCGAACGTTCAGCAAAACAACTCACAGCAAGGGCAGCCAAACCCACAGCAAACAGCACCCGCTGTAGACCTCTATCTAAATAAATTCGGTTTTGGAAGGTGATGTTATGACAGTTCTTCAGTGGCCTGATCTGGCTGCAAGTGAAAGATTTCAAGGCTTCACCGATGAGCAAAAAGGAATTGTTCGAGATACGTATTTCAAAGACCACGTTCTACCAGGGGCGCTTGAAAGCGGGATTCCAGAAGAGCAGGTGCGTAACCGTTTTTATCAAATGACTCAGCCCGATATAGCACCTTCGCAAGGCTTGCATAAACATAGCACCAGAGACCTTCTGGACAGGAGCGGAGAGGACCTGCAGCGTAGCCTTGGCGCTAAGGACGCGTTAGGCAGTGCCTCCGCTGCACCGGAATACAACATGGCTCGCGGGGCGCTTGAACGAGGAGGCCAGCTTTTGGGTGGGCTTTTTAGGGCAGCGGATACTGTTGCAAATAAGGGTGATGAGCTGTTGCCTCTAGGGGGGCTGAGCTTGAGTGATGACTTCGTCCTCAAATACGATGGGCCGGAAGAGTACCGCGTAAAAATGGAAAAGGCTGGTATAAGGGGGGCGTTGGATATTGCTGCCGATGCATGGGAAAAAACTGATGCAGGGTATGTGCCAAATCACACTTGGGAAAAAGTGAAAAGCGAGTTTGGCAATAACGGCCCCTTTGCCGGAAGTGCATGGGCTGAAGTTGCGATGTACGCCACGGAGCAAGGCATTAAGTCGATCCCAGACATGGCAGCAGCTGTATTCAGTTTGCCGGCTTATATCGTTGCAAGGTCAGGCGAGATTGGCCAGGCACGTGCTGAGAACAAGGGTAAGCAAACTGCTGAGTTTGAGGATGTACTTGAAGCTGCGCCGTTTGCGGTTGGTTCTGCGCTTTTGGAAAGAATTGGTGCAAAAGGCATTACTGATGCTGGCAAAGAGCAATTGGGCGCTGAGATGCTGAAAGCAGGCTTTCAGCACGTAGCCAAAAGAGTGTCGCAGGCTGGCGGAAAGGCTGCGTCGAAAGAAGCCCTGACCGAATTTGTTCAGGAAGGGATGATCGAGTATGTCGGTGAGCGGTTTGGTACTGATGCTGCCATGTCGTTCTCCGAAGCGCTGGATCAGGGGGTGGCAGGTGCTGTAGCCGGCGGTGGTTACGGGGGTGCCGCTGGCACAGTATCGGGTTTGAAAGCGGAGGGTGATAGACAGCAAGCGGTATTAGAAGAGGGCCTGAATGAAGTAGAGAAAACATTTAAACCAGTGCTGGATGGGTTTGATAAGGCAGGTGGGCCCCTGAGGCTTGAAGGTGAAGTAGGCAAACCACCTGTGCCACCTGAGCCAGTCATGACCGTGGACCCCGCCGGTAATGTGGACACGGAGGGTCGCGTCAGTGATGCGCCGCCGGCACCTGAGCCAGAGCCCTATAACGGCACTCGCTACCGCTGGGAAGAAGTGGATGGCGAGACGGTTCTGATGGATACAGAAACCGGCAACATGCATGGCAATGCCGACTGGCTGCGCAAGTCTCGCGAAAGCGAACGGCTGGATGGGCGGATGAGGGAGATGATTGCCGAGGCGGATGCTGATGCGAAGCGCCGCGAAGAAGAGCGTGCTGCTGCGGCGGCCTTGCGCACAGAACCACCAAAATTCATGCGCGAGGGGGTAAAGCCGACGCCCAAGCAAGTGGAGCTTGCAGCCGCTGAAACCAATACAGAACCCACCCAGGCACAGATCGACGCGGACAACTACAAGAAGGGCCGTGTAAATATCGCTGGCCTGAGTATTGCCATTGAAAACCCGAAGGGCTCGACACGATCCGGCGAAGATGCCGACGGTAACCGCTGGGAAACCAGCATGGCGCACCATTACGGTGATATCAAAGGCCATAAAGGGGCTGATGGTGAGGACATTGATGTATTCATTGGCGACAACCCCCAGTCTGACCGGGTGTTTGTGGTCGATCAGATAGATCCGAAGACCGGCAAGTTTGACGAGCATAAGGTGATGGTTGGCTTTGACTCCCTAGAGGAGGCCGAAGCCGGGTACAGGGCCAGCTATGAGGATGGCTGGCAGGGATTGGGTCAAACCTCTGAGATGACAGAGGCTGACTTCAAGCGGTGGCTGAAAGAGGGTGATACTACTCAGCCACTGGCGCTGCAGACCGAAAAAGCCGACAGCAAGGCCGAGGCTGACGCTGCTGCAGAACAGGCTGAAAGTAATACGTCTGGCCCGCAATACCCAGATGTAACCGCTACCATTGAGCCGCTGACCGAGCGTGCGGTGATCATCAAAGGTATTCCGAAAGAGCACAAGGAAAAGCTGGGCAAGAATGGTCTGAACGCGATCTGGCGCCGCAAGGAGCAGGGCTGGATGGTGCCGAAGAAGCGGCAGGCTGATGTAGCTGCGCAATTGAGCCGGTTGTTCAATGTGGCTGATAACACGGCGGTTCCATCGGTGGGCGAGCCCCCTTCTGTAAGTCAGGCTGTTGAAATAGCCGACAGCAAAGAGATGCCTGCAACGCCTGTGACTCAGACGAACAGGCAAGCAGACAAGCAAGAAAGCCGACAGCAAAAAGCGGATGTACAGGTGTCGGCCAGCGGTGCGCCATTCAAGTCAGAGAAGGCCGCAATGGCGTCTCTGCGCTCCAAGGTACGTGACGATAAGGTTGAAGGGGCTGTTGATGAGTATGAAATTGTCCCGGTAGGTGACGGATATGGCTATCGCCGGGCAGGAAATGAGGGTGGTCAGGCACGTGGACAGGATAAAGCTCAGATTGAGGGAGTCGAACCCGCTATTGATGCTGAGTCTGCAGATGCCGCTGGCGCTGATACTGATGGCCGGGCTGGCGATGATCGGGTAGATGGTGAGGCGGCTGGTCTCCAATCAAGCGTTAAAAGCAAACCCGTTTCGCAAGATGAAGAGGTGCAGCCTGTAAGTAATCTGGATACTCAGCAGGTGCTTGAAGAGTCGCTACAGGCCCAGTCCGCTGATGACCAAGCAGACAGTAATACCGAGCGTTCCGAGCCGCCAGCCGCTGTCGAAGATGCCGGTGAAAAGCTGGGCGGGGCTCGCAAGGATGAACTGCGTACTGCGCGCGAACGTTTGGAAAGCATGGATGACAAGCAGATCGCCGCCACTACCATGTCGAAGCTTTGGCCAAAGGATGAGATTAAAAGGATCGAAGATCCGGTTAGTGCCGCAATCTACTATGTAGCCCGCAGCGAAATACCAAACAAGCCTCGCGCCGGCTACAAAATCAAGCGCTGGGTTGAGCAAGTGAAACATGCCCGCGATGTTCTGCGTTTGGTTGATGAGATAGGTTCTGGTCGAATCCTTGAAAAAATTAGATCCGGTGACAGCGTTACCCTTAAGCCCTTTGCTGACCGTGTAGAACTTCTGGCTAGCATTGATCGCAGCCAGTGGGATCGTATTGGCCGAGTCGAAAAGGCGTCCGGCCGCTACAACGATGGCGACAAGATGGTGCCTGGTAAGTGGATAGGTGTAACCATTGATGGTCGTTATGAAGCCTTCTATGGCAGGGGTGATGTGGCAGAAATCATTGCCGACGTACAGCAGAAGTTGAGCAAGCATGATATTGCCAAGCCGGAAATGAAGTTCGAAATTCGCCGTGACAGTCGCTCAGGCGTGTATTCGATCAACAAGACGGGTGACTCTGAGTACCGAGCACTCAAAACCTTCGATACTTTGCCGGAAGCACGCGATTATCTACGCAACAACAACGCCGACCTAGTGGAAGCATGGGAGGCGGTGAAACGACGCGATAACGTCACCAAGGCGGATATGCGGGGCGATAAGAACCGTGAGCGCAGTGGTCAGGACTATCGTGGCGGCAAGGATATTACCCCGGATGAATTTATTGAGGCCTTCGGTTTCCGTGGGGTTGAGTTTGGTAATTGGGTGAAGCAGGGTAAGTCCGGCCAAGAGCGGCAGGGGTTGCTGAATGTTGCCTATGACGCCTTCATGGACTTGGCAAAGGTGCTGAACCTGCCGCCTAAAGCGCTGAGCCTGGAAGGGCGGCTTGGTATTGGTTTTGGCTCGCGTGGACGCGGCGGCGCAGCAGCGCACTACGAGCCGGGTAACGCTGTGATTAACCTGACTAAAACCAAAGGTGCGGGATCGCTGGCGCATGAATGGTTTCACGCGCTCGATAACTATTTCAGCAGCAAGCGTGGCGGTACGGGGTTTAATGGCAACCAAGCCGAGTACCGAAAAGGTAGCTTTGTTACCTACCACCCTGAGCCAATGATGGCGTACAAGCCCAGCATAAAGGGTGGTCGTGAGCCCTACCTGATTACCAAAGCTGAATATAACCGTCGCAAAGAGCGCGGCATGGGCTTTGAAGAGTCACAGTGGATAGAAGATCCGAACCATCCGCAAGGCATCCGCCCTGAAGTAGAGCGTGCGTTTGCTGAGCTTGTGGCGACACTCGATGAGTCACCAATGAAAACCCGCGCCGAAGTTATCGACAAGGGCAAGGTTGATGGTTATTGGTCACAGATCATTGAGCGATCAGCGCGGTCGTTCGAAACCCATATTATTGCAAAGCTTGCCGAACAGAATTACCGCAACGACTTCCTGGCGAATGTCACCAGTTTTGAGCGCTTCAAGCGTGATCCGGGACGCTACCCGTACCTGAAGCCCGACGAGCAGGGACCAGTGTCAGATGCGTTCGACAAGCTTTTCAATACGATTGAAACACGTGCCGATGACGCCGGGAACATTGTACTGTTCCGCCAAGAAGCGCGTCAGCCGACCAAGCGTCAAACCGTTGATCAAGTACAGAAAGCCATTGCCAAGCAGGTACTGAGCTGGCCTAAAGGCCCGATAGTTGATGTGGTGCAGTCGATTACCGATCTGCCGCAGCATATTCAGAGCCAGATCCGGATGAGGAAGGCTCAGAACGTGAGCGGCGTGAACGATTACGAAGACGGTTCTATCTGGCTGGTGGCCGATAATCTGCGCACGCCACACCATGCTCGTCAGATTCTGGCACATGAGGCGGTGGGGCACTTTGCTGTGATGCGGATGCTGGGTGATGATTTCGACCACGCAATGAACCGCATCCAGTACCTGAAGCAGACCAATCCCACGATTCGCAAATTGGCCGAGCAGGTAAAGGGAGAGAAAGACCCCTATATTGAGTCGGCCGAGATTGTTGCCAAGATGGCTGAAACCGGTGTGAAGCACCCGATTCTAACCAAGGTGTTGGCCGCTGTCCGCCGCTTTTTGCGTAAGCTGGGCGCAGATTTTCAGTTCGGTATGACCGAGTTGAATGAAATGCTGGTTGATGCTGTTCGCTACCTGAAAACGGGGCGAAAACCCGGTCATTACAGCGTAGACTCTTCCAGCACTGGCGCAGGCATGATGCCAATTGCTTTTGCGCAGAGCACAGAAGAGCTTGCCAAGCCTGACAGCGCCGCCATTCTGGCTGCTATGAGGGATAAGGCTGAGCCTGTGCCCAGTGCAGACATCAGCCACCCTGGTGTACGTGAGCAACTTGAGCATGGGTTTTTTGAAACGCCAATAGGTACCGTAAAACTCGGGCAGAATCAGGTTGAAAAATTGCTGCAGCGTGGCCGCCATAAAGAAGCTGCAATGGTTGCCCCAACTCTTGAAAGGCCGTTGCTGGTGGTTGCAGAGCATAAACCGCACGAGCATGCAGAGCGTGACGAGAGTTATCTGTTTATCAAATCTTTTGAGGATACAGCGAGGGGGCGCTTCATTGAGCTGGTAGCAGCAACGGTCCAGAAAGATGGCCAGGAAGTGATGATTTCAGCCTATCGGAAACGAGAAAAGCAGGTGCTTGAGGCGATATCGGCGGGCAGGCTGCTTTACATGACACCTGACCTTAAGGGTGAAGACTCTGCCCAACCCTCCCAGGAGCAGCCTGCCCTATCGGACAGCTATGATGAAAATATAACCAACGGTGGCAAGAATAACAAGGTGCTCTTCTCGCAAGAGAAGGATGCCCCCGATGATAACAGCTCATCGACTCTGTTCAGTGCCCACCCTGAAGGCAAGGTGTTGGAAGAGGTGCAGCACTACGGCAGTACGCTGACTAATACCGTGAAGAGTGCCTTCAAAAAGAACTGGACCGCAGACCTTCGCCCAGCATGGCTGGGTGCGTTGACTCGCCGCCATTTGGCTGACTTGGCTGGCAATACATTGCCGCAGATTAAGCGGTATGTGAAGACGGCCGGCCTGATGGATGCACGCCGTAATGAGTTGCTGAGCGTTGGATCTGAGCTGGCTGAAAAATGGACGGCTTTCAACTTGCGCAACCGAAAGGAAGCGCAGGAGCTGGCCGAGCTGATGCACGATACCACTATTGCTGGAGTTGACCCGTCCCGGAAGTACACCGTATTGACCACGCCAGAGGATGTAGAAGCGCTGCGTCAGAAGAACACACGGCTGATCAAGGAGCGTAGCAAGGATGGTGCTGGTGGTGGCAAGTCTGGCATTCGCAGCGATGCGCACTTGCGCCAAGAGATCGAGGACGCTGAAACAACGCTGGCGCAGGAGCGCAACCGGGCCAAAGCACGCGCTGGGCTAGAACGACGTTTCAACTCTCTGAGCCCGGAAGCGCAGGCACTCTACCGTGAAGTGCGCGATGCATACAAGGATCGCCAACGCATGACTATGGAAGCGCTGGAGCGCCGTATTGGTCGCACGCTGGAAGATGGGGAACAGGCCAAGGCACTGCTGGATGCACTGCGTGCCAAGTTTGAATCGGTGCAAGTGCAAGAGCCCTATTTCCCGCTGGCGCGTTTCGGTCGTTACTGGGTGTCCGCTACCCGTGGCGATGAGCGTGTTTTTGAGATGTTCGAAGAGGCCAAGCAGCAGGCGGAGTACATCGATAAGATGAACCGCCAAGGCTATCGGGTGCGCCACGGCGCCAAGCTGGATGACCTGAAGCAGCTTGATGGAGTGTCGGCCAAGTTTATTGGCCAGCTTGACGGCATGCTCGATGAACGGCTGGGTGACTGGCCGAAGGTTGATGCCCTGCGTGATGATATCTACCAGATGTATTTGCAGACGCTGCCTGATTTGAGCTTGCGAAAGCACTTTATCCACCGCAAAAAGACAGCGGGCTACGCGAAGGACGCACTGCGTGCCTATGCTGACTCCATGTTCCATGGGTCCTATCAGCTGGCGCGTCTTGAGTATTCTGATTTGCTGGATGAGCAGCTGCGGGAAATGCGCGAAGGGCTGGAGGCAGACCCTGAGCAGGTGGCTGCTGACCTGGCTTTGCATGACGAGGCGCAGGGTTACAGCAAGCTGGCGGAAGGGTCCATCCGGTCAATGCTGGGTGATGCGCAGCGTCGTATCAACAACGCGAAGGGTGATCCGGATAAGGACGATCTACACCAAAAAGCGGTTGCCCAGCTGGCGCTTAAATACCGGAAGGAGCCAACCAAGACAAAAGCTGAATTCGGGCGTCTTGAGCGTACAGCCCAGGCAGCCAAGCAAATCGGTCGAGATAAGGTGAAAGCGACCGACCTGTATAACGAGATGCTGAAGCGCCATGAGTGGGCCATGAATCCGAAAGGGGCCGCGTGGGCCAACATGGCAAGCTCCATTGGCTTTACCTGGTATCTGGGTGTTTCCCCGGCCGCTGCGCTGGTGAACGTAACACAGACCCCCATGGTGGCATTCCCTATGCTGGCCGCCCGTTACGGCTGGAAAGAATCAGCAGATGCCCTGATGAATGCGAGTCGGGAATTCGTTGCAGGTAAAGGCGGTGTTGAATCGGTACTGACCGGTGACCGCCTGAAGGCTTATCGAGAGGCTGTACGGACAGGCGTGATTGATAAAACGCTGGCGCACGATTTGGCAGCCGTAAGCCAGGAGGGAGCAACCTACAATCCGGTTCGCCACAAGGTCATGTCGGTGATCAGCTGGTCTTTCCACAACGCCGAGCGCTTGAACCGTGAAGTGACCTACATGGCGGCATATGACCTGGCGCGAGCAAAAGGCCGGACGCACCGTGCTGCTGTCGACTTTGCTCATGAGTTTGTTTGGGATAGTCACTTCGACTATTCCAGCGGCAACAAGGCCCGGTTCATGCAAGGCGATGTTGCCAAGGTAATCCTGATGTTCCGCCAGTTCTCATTGAACATGACTTACCGGCTGGCGCGTGATGCGTACAACTCTCTGAAGGGTGAATCGCCCGAGGTGAAGCAGCTGGCACGGCGTCAGCTGGCCGGCATTCTGGGTATGCACTTCATGTTCGCTGGCGCGATGGGTTTGCCGTTGTGGAGCGTGCTGGGTGGTGTGCTCAATGCCATTTTTGATGATGAGGATGACCCATGGGAATTCGACACCGAGTTCCGCAACTTCTTGGCAGACACCTTTGGCAAAGAGGTGGGGCATGCAATCGCGCACGGCCCTGTGCAGGCGCTGACCGGTTACGGTATCTCTGGCCGTGTGTCATTGAACAACCTGTGGCTGCGCGAATCGAACCGTGAACTGGAAGGGCGGGACAAGGTGCAGTATTGGTTTGAGCAGCTGCTGGGGCCAATGGGAGGTATTGCGCTGGGTGCCGGCACTGCATCTCAGCTGTGGAGCGAGGGCCACCACTGGCGCGCCATTGAGTCAACGGTGCCGAAGTTCCTGAAGGATGGGCTTAAGGCGATTCGTTATCACAATGAGGGTGTGAATAACCTGCGCGGAGACACACTGGTGGAAAGCATGGACTGGGACAAGGTTGTGTCCCAGATGCTGGGTATGACACCGGCGGAGCTGCAGGAGCGGTATGAGGCCAATAACGCGATCAAGAATGCCGAGCAGCGCCTTAAGGACCGGCGTCGCTTGCTGATGAATCGATTTGCGTTGGCGTATCGGCAGAATGATCCCGAGTTTCTGGCCGAGGTTCGCCGGGAGATTGTTCGCTTCAATAAGCATAACCCACCGATCCGGATCACCCGTGGCCATCTGATGCGCTCTATGCGCTCCCGCAGGAGTCATAGCCGTGACCAGATACAAGGGATCGTGGTGGACAGGAAGCTTCGGTACCTGACTGAGAACGGGAGGTTTGTGGAGTAGCATGGAAAGCCAGTGTGCGGCGGTTAACGGCGCACATTGGCGGCTTTCGCACGTATTGCCTGTATGTGGTCATGTAAAGTTTGAGGGAGAGGCGTTGGCTGGCGCTGCGACGAGAAGTAACCACGATGTACAAGCGCTCAAAGAATGCTAGCAGATAATAGGTGTTTGGCTAATAGCCCTCATGCTAAAGGGTGAATGCACAACCACCAAGTACACAAAGTGTATAATAGCTCGTATAATGGTTGAAAAGGGTTGGCCCTTTGTGCCATTTGGCCACATTAAGTGATCCTGGGTGTGAGTCTGGGAGGTTGATATGCTTGCGTTTAAGGCTACTGATATGCCGCTGCTGCTGAGAGACGAGAAAGAGCACGAGCTCTTTGCCCACCTGTCTGATCCTGATCAGAACCAGGAGGAGTACGCACGTCTAATGCAACAGGAAAGCGTTGAGCTGGGCGCCTCTTTGGGCATCGATCTACCCGAAGGGTATGAGCTGCGTATGATCGAGCATCGCAACGAAGAGAAAGAGCTCGAAATTTTTGTGCTAAACCATGAAACCAAGCGTGTTGCTCTGTTCAATCGTATTGAAAAGACCAACTACCATTTGGACGGAATCAGCGATAAGCCAGTCAAGCAGGCGATGATCTGGCGCCAGAACCGGAAAGCCGACAGCGTGGCGACTCGTGATGTTGTGGAAGCCGTTTTCTTCCGCAAGCTGGTACATGAGTACAACATTGTCGTCAGCGACTGCGAACAAACCCGCAACGGTAAGCGTATGTGGGAGCGATTGCTAGACATTGCCATTGATACAGAAGGTTTGATGGCGGCTGTTGGTGATGCCATTAACGGTAAAGTCACGCGGATCCACAATGAGAAAGAACTGGCTGCACAGGAAAAATGGCTTTGGGGTCAGATGGATTTCCATCGAGAGCGCTTGGCCGTTATTGCCAGTGTGTAACTGGTAATGACCTGAAGAACCCGCTCATTGAGCGGGTTTTTTGTGCCTACACTTCTGACTCTCCCTCGATAGGCCAGACGTTCCCCAACTCTTCCCGGATAATATCCACGTCTTTCGGAGCTTCGATAGTCACATGGATATTGCAGCCTCTCTGTTCAGTGGGCGTGACGCGAATATCGTGATCAATGATGATTGTTTAGCCGGCCCGGCGACTGAGTGTGAGTTTTGGCATTCCGTTGCCCTCTTTGGTTCATGAATAAAGTGTCTACTCAAATATCGGTGTGGAAATAAGCTTCACAGCAATGGCTATTCGTGCTTCTTCTGCCAAGGCTGCTCTCTCTTTATCGCTACCTTCTTGCACTGTTAAAAGGTACGCCGCTTTTTCCTGTGGATTTAATGACTTGATCCATTCATGCGCAGCCTTGCCGGGCAGCGGTGCTGTCTGTGTAGCTCCTTGCTCCATTATCAGTCTGTACAAGGGAAACTCTTCGACTGTAAGACGATCCTGCTTTTTCACCCGATTGACAACAATGAGTAGTCGGTCACGAACAGAGAGATCTTGATAAAGAGGTGTGCTCCGAAGACGGACATCTTCAGCAACAGCAAGAGCCCATAACCGCTCATTCGATTGACGCCAAGATTCCAGCTCGGGGATAGTCTCTATCAATTCCATTACGATAGGAGAGGTAGGGCTTGGACTATCTGCAGCGACAACAGGTAGGGATCCTACGAAAGAGATCAGCGCAGCGGCGAAAAGCCTCTTCATGAAATTCACTCCTTTGAATGTCGGGTCTATTTCTAATCAGCGACAGTATCTGTATTGATTTGGTTATACCAAATGTTGACACCATGTTCCACCACGGCTATCTTTCGCGGTACGAGGCGTCAGAACCTCTTATAAAGCGGACCAGCCCAACCCCGTCAGCGTTGGTTTTTTTGCGCCCAAAATCCGCCTGGACTCTGTGCGCAACCCCGTTAAGTCGGGAGGGCGAGGAATACAATACCCTTCGGGGAAATAACTCCGCGGTTTCTTTGTAGCCGTTCTGAACCTCCCGGCACCCCTACGGAATAGGGGTACTTTCAGAGAAATTACAAAGGAGGCCGTCATGGCTGCTCAACTCACCTCTCAGGCAACCGGCCTGAACCCGAAAAACATTATCCTCATTCACGATGATCAGCTACGCACCACTTCACTGAAGGTGGCCGAGGCGTTTGGTAAACAGCATAAAGATGTTCTGAGAAAGCTGGATTCTCTCGATTGCTCGTCAGAATTTACTGAGCGTAATTTTGCGCTGAGTGAATATCAGGATGCTACAGGGCGAAAACTACCGATGTGGGAAATGACCAAAGACGGCTTCATGTTCTTGGTCATGGGGTTTACCGGCAAAAAGGCAGCACAAGTTAAAGAGCAGTACATCAACGCCTTCAACTGGATGGCCGATCAGCTGCAGCTGCGTGAGAGGATTGCTGCTGGCGCGGATAAACTGCCGCCCGCATCTGGCCCTGTCATCCGCTTGGCTAGTGTGATGGGCGTTTACCGCGACCTGGTGCGCCGCAGAGGACGTCCCGTAGATGTGGACAGGCTTGCGCAGAGCTACCTTGGGGTCAGTGAGCTCGGTGTTGTTGATGACATGCAGGCTGAGCGCGGCATTGAATTTTTCCAGCAGATGATCGCCATGGAGTCAGGCTCCAGCTGGAAATCAGAGGAGTTGGCGCATATTCCATTCTCACTGCTATGGCAGCTGTGCAACCAAGCAGCCATGACACAACATTTTATGGAAAAGGCTTCCACTTCAGCTGCGGCAGCTGGTAACACAGTCGCAGAGGTAGAGAGTTACATGGGGCATTCGATGAGGCTGCCTGCACTTGCGCCGCGTGAATAGAAAGGTGTCTGCGTATCTATTCATCCACCAGTTCCGGTAGTGAAGCAAGTTTTGGTGGGCCAATCCCGAGTAATAACCAAGTTGGTGAGGCTTTTAGGGTCAGACAGGCTTGAATGATTTGGGATTGGCTCATGGGGGCTCCGCTTCGGATTTGGCTGACACGTCCTGTCGAAACGCCCATGATAACGGCCATTTCTGTCACGCTAACTCCTTCAGCTCCCATCGCATCCCTGAGTCGTTGAGCAATCTCTTGATGCATATTTTGCCGGCTGGGTACGCAATTAGACTATTGTATATGATCAAATTGCGACAGTTTTAGCCTGACTAAAACGCCCATGCAAAAAATCTTGTAAGGTTCATTACAGCTTTTCAAAGGAATGTAGCGTTGGAGGATCTGCATGGAGCAGCGCTTAAAAGAAGTCATTTACACCCCTACCGGAACCCTCTACGTTTCTGTTGACTCAACTGGAAACCTGCTTATTGAATCAGAATCAGATCACAGACAGCGGCTGATCGCCATTTGCTCCGCAGGTATGCCTGTGTGTGACGAGTACCTTGCGGTCTGCTGA